AAACATTCTGAACAAGGTGGTCACACATATAAACATCGTGACTATATGTTTTAACATAATCATCCTCTTTAATCTTGAGCTTGTCGGTCACCTTATCTGATTCATCAAGAATTTGACTGACGATAACATCTTGGAGGGGACTTTCACCTTTTAATTTTCTAATTGATTTTATTTCAATCGGATTATCATTGTAATCAAGTGCTCCTGTTACAGGACGAAGCCTATGCGTTTTTGAATATCCAATTGTTTCAATGTCAACTGATAATACCTCATCTATTATTTTATCTTCATCAATCAGTGTCCCATGACTAGTTTTTTCAACCTCAAAAGTTATGACAGCATCCGCCTCTACGCAGAATTGAGAACCTACTTTGTCGGTTGTTTTCGCCTCGTTATTTAGGACCTCACCCAACCCTTGCGATATTGCTATGTCAGACCCGGATGTTGTTTCCACCTCGTTATTTAATACATCGTCCACCTTCCACTGCCTTGGGGTGAGATGCATTTCCGTTGTTTCTATCTCGTTATTTAATACCTCATCCACCACAAATCTTGGTTTCCATCCATAACCATCAGTTGTTTCTACCTCGTTATTTAGGACCTCATCCACCTGATAACGACGGTCTAACCTTCGATGAAGAGTTGTTTCTACCTCGCTATTTAATACCTCGTCCACCTTATCCCCAAAATTCATAACACTTCCAACGGTCTTGAATATCTTGTTTGGATACTTTGATTCAAGTTTTTGTTTCTTGGTTAAAATCATATTAACCAGTTCACCTAATAAATACTGTTCCTTTTCAGCCTCCATTGAAAACATTGTTAGAGCCGTGGTAAAATGAGACCATCTCCACCAAAGGTGTTTGTCCACTTTGTGATATTCAAAATACCAATACCGATTCTCTCTGTCAATAAACCATACACTGTCGCGATAATAGATTATCTCAACTTTATAGATTTCATCTAAAAGATATTCGAATATTATATTTTTAATTTTATCTGATAACATTTTAATCTCCGATTTGGCGCTCGGGTACGCTTGTTGGTTGTTTGTAATCGTTAGGAGATTCGATGTCGTCAGTGTCTATTGTTTTTATGTTAGACAAACTTTGGAAGACATGAACCTTTACTCCAAAAATTTGAGCAATTTTTTGGATGACCTTTGTCTTGAAGTTAAACCATTTATTTTCCATTGATGTAAATTTTTTCTTTTAGAAACATTAGTAATTGTTTTGACTCACTGATTGTTCTATCCTCCTTTGTAAAAAGTTCCAACTCATCGTCGGTTGCCAATTCACAAATCTTATCAAGTTCATCATCATTAATCCGAAAAACTTTCATCATAACTCCATCCATGAGACCAAATACCCCGCGACCTGCGTCCATACTGTCCTGTTCTTGAAAATTGCTTTTGCGTTCTAACCTTGTCATATAATTAAATTTCAAATAGTTTCTTTAGACATTCCAATTGAGCTTCCTCATAGTTATCATAAACATAACTAGAAAATACCAATCCTTTATTTTCACTAAAATCTTTTACAAAAAATTTATATGTGTGTTTAGTTATTTGTTCTACAAACCCAAATAAATTTTTGTTTTCTCTAAACCATCTAAATGCTTGTTGATACAAAACATCATCAACATCGGGTATATCAAACCCATATTCTATGAGCCGAATTTTCAGCTCATCCGATATAAAATCTTTATCCATTTCTAATAATTTTACAAAGATATATCAAACATCCTTTTCAAACAAATAAAAGTCAGGTAAATTACCTGTTCTGTTGTGAAATTCAACGATTGACTTAATATCATCATCTGATATTATAAAATCCGGAGTTAGTTCTGACGAGCTAGATGAAATCATTTTTTCATTCTCATCAACAACAATTATATGTTGTGGGTTCGAGATTTTAGTTCTGTGATAAACATCTTTGGAATAAAAAGATAATTTTTTACCCATGAAGCTAACTCTCGATGGTGTATCCGTTTCAACTAATCTAATCTTCATATCTCTTCAATTGTACAGTCAGTTTTTTGTGCGAATGTCTTAATACCGTTTCCGTATTCTCTCACCACAAGGGGAAAATCAATCAGAGATAAAGTATCACTGCTGATATTATTTAAAATAATTTCCCCTTGTGGTATAATAATTTTTTCACCCAAAACAATGTCGGTCAAATTATGTTTTAGTTTTATAACATATAATTTTTTATCCATAATAATTTACTCCGATACTTGATACAAATTTAATAAGAATTTTTCCATTTTTGACAAATTCATCGAAATATCTTTTGGTACGTGTGGTGGTGAAAATATTTCTTTAACATCTTCTTTGGTTCTTTTGGCCAGTTGGTAAATTGACTTTTTTTCTGTACCAACATTATACAAACCACTAGCACCTCCTTCAATTAATTTAATAACTAAATCAGAAATTACTGGTGTATAATCGGCGTTTGTCATCACATCAGTCCAAGCACTATGATAAGGAAATGGATATGGTTTATGTGACAATCTACAAATCAAATAATTTTTCGCATGTTCTTTCAAATATTCATCAGCCAATAATTTAGTGAACATATACCAAGTATGGTCAAACAATGGTTCGTCTTCTTCGGTTGCTTCTGTTACCGAATTTTGATAAAGGTAATCGGTCGATATATGAACCAACTTCTTTCCGTAGTCATCACAATACTCCGCCAAGTAAGTTACTAACTCGTAATTGGCTTTCCAATGTTTGTCCTTGTCATCCGAATACGTATCGGTGTTTGCAATACAATTAACAACCACATCGTAATCGTCCATTTTATTTTTCCACTCATCGAAATTATCAATTGTAATTTCATGTTCAGCCCTACACAAGTAGTCCCATCCCGTTTGTTTAACAATTTCACTTCCCAACTTCCCTTTTCCTAACACAATCGCTTTCATATTAAAAAAAATTATTGTTAATTTGATGATAAATCCAAATAAAAATTATTCTCTCTTCTTTGCTGTAAAAGAGCCCAATCCTCATTTCCATGAGACCTATTTGTCATTTCAACTTCATCCCCTTGTATTAAACCATGATTATGATGAAATGGGTCAATGCCGGGTACAAAAACATTTCTACCTAATAATTTAGAAACTTCGGTGTATTCGTCATCACAAAAAAGAGCCTTATAAGACGGATGATATACATATCCAAATCTATCATAATATTTTTTACCCATCACACAATATATGTCCAAAGAATCGGACCATCTTGGGGTCTGAAAATGTATCATACAATCCAGACCATACTCCGATTTTTCAAATTGGTTTGCAATCAAATCATCATACCCATGAATAATTGGTGTCAAATCATCCTGTATATAGATTAAAATATCAAATTTTTCATCGTCCAAATCTGTGTTTATCGCATCTACTTTACTTTTATTATTTCTAAAATTTATCTTCTTCTTGATGGGTAATGACATCATAAACTCAATAATTTCAGAATTATTCATAGTTTTATCATCTATATCAAGAGAAAAAACAAATTTAACATCGTGTTTAGCTGATAATTTATCTATAAATTTTTGTGTTGTTTGTTTAAACAACTCGGGTCTTCCTCTCGAGGGGTATTTAATTAAAATGTTCATAATCTTTTAAATTCAGGTTTTATATATTTCCATATCATTTTATCATAATTCTTATTGTCCCATATCGCAAAGCATAATGCTTTCACCTTCGGGTCAATATTATTCAATGTCAAAAATTCCGCAAATTCTTTTTTGGTCGGCTCGGGATATCTATCGTTAAATTTACCGTAACGGAATTTGTCATGCATTTTTCCCGCGTATTCACTATAAGATAAATAAGAATATCTCAAATCTAAAACATACATCTTTATTCTTTTATAGAATTCATCAGGAACATCTTTCAGTATTTCCAAGACATCACGACCCTCACTTAACATTTCCCAAACCGCAGTTGTTGAGACATTTGTCATCAGTTTATGTAATCTTAAGTATTCTTCACCTTTGATTTTTATTCTTTCGCCGTTAGAAAATTTTATAACATACCCTTCTTTATTGTCGGGTATAAAATCTTTCAAGTGAGAAAAATTTTTAAGTTGGTCGTATTTTTTTACCAATTTAAACCCAAGATTATGTATCATATTCCTCAACCTGATATCATTTTCTCCATCATGTAAATCAACTTCGTATCCGGTTTTGGTTTCTATCACACCAATAAGGATTAAGTCATCATAATCATACTGAACCACTATTCTGTTTTCCTTATAGATTATCTCAAACAGGTAAGTGTAATTCTTGTGAAGTTTTTCATAATCATAATTCTTGAGAATCTCAAAACCTTTGATTGCTTGTTCAGATACAAATGACCCTCGGGTAGCCATAACCCATTCACCTTGATAATTAAATAGGATACCTAAAGAACCGTCCATTTTTTCATAAACATCAAATTCTTCTGTCGGAGTATGTCTTCCTTCAGTGTCATTGAAAAATTTACGAAATGGTCTTGCGATTATATTACCCTCGTCATCAGTTACAAGACCTCGAGTTTGTAAAGTTATATCATCCCATAAATTATCATACTGAACCTTTTCAGAATAATTCCAAATAGTCAAAGGAAGGGTCGGATGTACTTGTTTATACACCAATCCTTCCTCATAATATCTATTCAAAACCTCATTCATACCGCGAATATACGGCAAATTATCTATTGTGAATCGGATTACTACAATTTCCTTTATGACTTCCCCAAGTCGAACTACCTCCGTAAAAAATTATATACTCACAACTATCAATTATATAAACGGAGTATTCTGTATCTAATGTATCAACATCATATACACTAATTTCTTTTTGTTTTTCTCTACTCGTACATCCGACCAATAATGTCATTATACATAACAATATAATGAAAACAATGGACCAAAATAATCTTAACATAACTTTTCTATCGTACATTACCTAATAAGTGTTACATAACCGGACTCTTGTTTATTCTGTCCGAATTTATCTTTATATTCAATTATCCAATTATAGATTCCATTGTCACAATAGTAACCACTTCCACTATCACCAGTCCACCAAAGATTTGATGATTCATAAACTACCACACCCCACCTATTGAATACTCTCATCATTGGTCTATAAACTGACAATCCTCTGACTTCAAAAATGTCGTTTGTTCCATCACCATTAGGCGTAAATGAGTTTGGTGCGAAAAATCTCTGACAGGATTCGGTTTTTACGGATATTAATTTTGGTTCACTTTCACAACCAATCTCGTCGTAAGCAATCACCTTAACAATATAAGTTCGTGTAGTATCATACCATTCGATTGTCATATTATTTTCGTTCGATAATTGTTTAACTTCGTCGATAAACCATCCGTATGTTACACCAACTGTATCTTCAGCAATATATGTTTGAACTCCCGAATCAAAACAAAGGTCAATTAACTCGGCACTATAAATAATATTTGGAGCTTCGTATTTTCTTTTAACAACAACCTCAACTTCTTCTTGGATGTCACATCCGTGAATATTAGTAAGGTAGGATGGATGATATGTTCCAGGTTTGGTTCCAACAAATGTGTTTCCATTCATAAACTCTGAAGACCAACTTCCACCTTGCGGAAACGGTATAATCTCATCCGACGAATTTAAGCACATTGAAAATGAGTTATGATTGAATATAATATCGGGTATGATAAGTTCAACTTCACAAGTTTTAATTACTCCGACACATCCTTCCTCCGTAGTTTCTTGTACCGTAATTGTATATGTTCCAGGAATGTCCCCCCAAATAATTTCACAATCTTTTGTGAGGTCAGTAGTTACAAGTCCTCCACCTGAAACTTGCCAATCATATGTGGAAGTAATATTTCCTGTAACTGAATACATTACCTCTGAACCAGTACAAGTTGTGTCAGGACATGGGATAAAATTATGGGTTATGTCCCCCATACTGAAATAGTTACAAGTTCCGTCATCACATCCCGCAAGTGGATTGAAGTTACAGGCAATTGGGTCGGTACATCCACCATAAGTACAACTACCGTCATCACAGGGTGCGTTTAAATCAAAGTTACAGGCAAGTGGGTCGGTACAACCTGGTAAAATACAACTACCATCATCACAAGCCGCGTTGGCATCATAGTTACAAGCCGCAGCGTTTGTACATCCATATGTGTTACATCCAACCTCTCCAATAAAAATACTAACAGGTGGGTCTTGACCTACACAATCGGCATTACCCCAACTCCCCATAGTACCATCAGAAAAGTTTTGTACCTCAATATTTAAAGGGTCACCACTATTACCCGATGAAGTAAGTTCGACACAGAAAGTCCAAACACAATCTCCATTCATACAATAGTCACCCCAGTCATTACCGGGGTTACCATCTGTTGGGCCTGTCGGACCTTCAAAGAAATAACCAGGACCTGCCACCAAACCTGTGGCATCAGAAGTTACAGTATTCATCCATAACCAAGTTCCGCTTGCATCTGCGTCAGCATCGTCAGGAGGAAGTGTTGGATTCACAACTACCCATCCCGCTCCCAATGTTAATCCGAAACCTTCCATCCAATTAGACCCTTGGGCATTACCATTCCATCCGGTCATTGTAACACAAAGTTCTATGGTTGTGTTGGGGGGGTATGTTCCGTCAGCGGCTGGTGGGGTACTTAAATCAAATGTAAGAGCTCCACCACATTGTGAAAATGAAGTTAGAGACGATAGTAAAATTGATAGTAATAAAATTAAATGTTTCATTCGTAATTGTGTCTATAATGTCTAATTAATCCTTCTTTAGCGTCGTTTCTAAATATAACAAAATCTTTTATAATTCCAAGCCACCAAATAGCATTTATACCGTGGAAAGGAGTGAATGGGTGAATCCCATCCTCATCGTAGGGAGCAACATATCCGTAAATAAGACTCCCGATAATTGCTAAAGTCATTAACCAAAATATTGGTTTTCTTCTTAACCACCAAAAATAGTGAAACAAAAAGTAAAATGGATTACAAGTTTTCTTTTTCCATTTTCTATCCTCAAAATGTAACTCATGAAACCCCAAATATGAAGCCGACCCTATTTGAGCGGTCCTCCATAAAAACTCATGAAACCAAAGTGGAATCATGGTTGAAAAAACAAATATCGGTAGAGTCCATTCGGGAACATAATCTGAATATGTTGTAAAACAAGCAACAGGAATGTAGAATGACAAAAAACAAATTACACCTACTAACCACAAGAAATGTATGTTCTTAAAATTACTTAATATTTTACTCATTACAGTTCTTGATTTTTATTGGTATTAATAATTTCCGCAGGTTTAACCATAGCCAATCCTACTTCCCATATAATAAACTTAATAGATAAGACGATAGTCCAATCGTTTTTCCCCATTACTTTATCGTAATAATGTAATTGGGGTGAGGGTAACAAAACAATTTCTTTGTGAGATTCACTCAACAATACTTGCGAGAAAGGGTTTAATTGTATTTTCATTTGAACAAATGTAAGTGAAAAAATATATGGTATCAAAAAATATTTTTTATTTTTTTTCTGTTTTCAATCGATTTGTTTCATATATTTGTACCATCAAACAAAATTAATAATTTTATATAAACATGGCAACAAAAGGTAATTCACGAGGTCGTTATATGACCAAAGTAGGTCACTACGACATTTATGGTAAAGATTCATTCCGTCCAAAAAAAGATGGGTCATCCAAACACATGGGTCCCGAAGTAGCATCAACTGACTTTCAAATCTATCACGCCAAGAAATTGGTAGAAAAAGGATTTAAAACTCAAGAAATGGCAATCGAACGAGCTCACGTCTTGGAGAAGAAACGATAAAATTAAATTAACCAAATAATTAAAAACCCCTACTAAAAGGGGTTTTTTTATATATTTATCTGAAAAACTATGCTAATAACTATCTTAATCTTTATCTCACTAATTTTTATTGGTTTTCTAATTTCTTGGAAAAATTACAAAAAACTTCACAAGGATGATGAGGATGGTGTTGAATTAACTGAATTATCTATTAACGCCCCGACGCCAACTCCAGTACCTGAAAAAAAGAAAAGGGGTAGAAAACCAAAAACTCAATCGTAAGGATTGTCCTCATCGGCTAATCCCATTACCACACCTTCGAAAAAACTTACGATGTGGGGGACATTGTCTCCCGCGTCTTCTAATAAATCTTTTTGTGTATTTAAGTTTTCAAACTCAATTGATGTGAGTTCTTCATTCTCATCGGTAGTTACAAATCCGGTGTATTCATTTTCCATAAACACAACTTCACCCAAGTATTCATGACCATCTTCAGTTTCAATTGTTTCAAGTAATGTAAATGAAACAGTGGGTTCTTCTTGTGATTCAAATGTTACACCTGGTCTATCTCTGAATTTTGGTTTATCATATTCTAATGATTTACCCGAACTAAAATCTTGTAACTTTTTCTTTTGTGATGGAGACAATGATTCTTCCCCGTGTTTTGAAATTTGGTCAAGAATTCTATCAATAATGTCCTGTGACGTTGAATCAACTTCCGACAATAATTTAACTATTCTACTTAATTGTTGCTCTGTAACAACAATAGTTTTTTGTTCTGTTTTTAATTTCTTTCTCAATTTGATTAATACTATGTTGATTCTTTCCTGTAGTTTTTTAAACTCGTCAGAACCTGATTTTATTTTTTTATCTTTGACAAATTGATTAACTTCTTTTACCGCGTCCTTTAACTCATCTAAATTTTCAGAATTGACGATTTTCTTTTGAAGTTTCAAGTAATCAAGATTTTCCATACTAATAAATACAAAATTATCTTTTTCTGTAAATAAGATATTGATTTGGTCTTGTCATATTAGTTCTTACAACATCTCCATTTGCGTTAAATAAAAATTTAACTGTTTCTCCAAAATCATTTACATGAAAAACATTTCTACCTTTTATTTCTGAAATTTTATATTCTAAAGTGTCGTTATCATAAAACTGATACAAGGTTGAGTCGGATACGGTCCAAACTCCTGAATGATTTTTTTCAAGTCTTTCCTTACCATTGTAATCAATAACCAAATTATACTCGGCATTAAATTTTTGTCCAAAAGACATAATGGACATCATCAAAAAAACCAAAGTAATTATCTTTTTCATTTTTTTTGTTTGTATATTATTGTATAAATATCAACAAGCGTGCCCATAGACTATTTATTAATATGGAAAAAAATAAATTAATTTCGGTTGTAAAAAAAATACATCAACCTAATTTCAGCAACATACAACCCACAGACATCTATACCTACTTTCATTCTACTTTCCCTTATAATAAATTAGCAGAGGGAATGACGGCTAAAGATATTATAATTTCTTCTTTTCTTTTACCGCTCGTAGATACTCCCGAAGTTTTAGATAAAAAGTATGATGAAATAGTTAATAATTTATTTGCCTACTCATTAATTGAAATAGATTTGGATTATTCAGAGACCCAATGTCCTCAATGTGATGGTGATGGATATGAAAATTGTGATTACTGTGATGGTACTGGCCGCGAAGAATGTAGTGATTGTAGTGGTAGTGGACGAGATGAGGAAGATGATACTTGCGGGCTTTGTGATGGCGATGGTGATTTAGATTGTGATTACTGTGCAGGCGATGGACAAGTAAATTGTAATGAATGTGGTGGTAGTGGAACTTACGACGATTATGATAAAAGAGAGATTAGTCAGTGGTTTTATGCCTCATATGATACAGAGTTAATGAATGAATTTATGGAGTTAGATGAATGGGATGAAATGGCACCTGACTCAATATACCCAAACAATAAAACTATAAGTTTAATGAGAGTCCAAACACCTATTGTAGAGCCTATGAATCAAACATTAGAGAAAGACGATACGTATTTTTACGAAGCGATAGATGAACCAAAGTTTGGAAAAAGATTGAACGGTAGAATAAATGTGGATAACTTGGGAGAGTTGGATTAAATCTCTTTGAAACTTCTTTTATCTATTCTTATCTCATTAGTTTCTGAGTCGTTAATATCGGTATAACCTTGTCTTCCCTCCCAATAATCTAAATCTCCGTTATATTCCATGGCTCTCGCTATTCTATATGGATTTCCATATGATTCTATTCGATGTGTCCATGAACTTGTCTGATAAACCGTCTCACTTACATCAATATCAAATTCATATTCCTTAATTTCTGGCCGTTCTAAATTTCCCACCAATCTATCATCAGATAATTTATTCATGTTCATTTTCAATACTGTCCATAAGAATTCATCATCAATATATTTTGGATTATCAATTATTCCAAAAATTTTGAGAGTTTGGTCAATAACAGTGATAATTTCATCACCAAATTCAGATTCTAACGAAATACTATTAGACTCACAATTTTCATCGATTTGTTTTATAATTTGAAACAATACTTTATCAGACAGTCTTTCTAATTCAGATGCCATATTCCGCTTCTTGTTGTGATACGTTTATATCGTTTTCACCAATATAATCGGTTAATCCTGAAGATAAATCATAAATCAAATCTTCATCAGCATATGAGTAAATTCTATTCATATGGAATATCAAATCAACGGACCATATACCTTCGGACCTTCTGATGTCAGCAATCTCTATTTTATCTATGTTATTTACAAATGCTCCGGTAAAATATTCCAATTCACCGGCATCATCCAAATCCCTATATTCTTCTAGCTTACCATCGAAGAATGATTGTAGGACCGACAATAAAGCCTGTTTTTTCTTTTCAGTTATTGTAAAAACCATTTTTTAGAAATTTTCTGTGGTGTCCTCAACTACATGGAATTCGTCAGATGGAAAATCTGTTGTTTCCTCAACTTGAGGTTCTTTTTCAATTATTTGAATTTGCGCAGGCTTACTACATCCATTCTCACCACATTTACATCCATCTCCAATGGTCAATGTACAACCAGCAAATAAAAATGAGAATAGTGATAACATAACTAATGACTTTTTCATATCTTTGTTTTTTTATAAATATCTTTGTACTATGAATATTTTCTTTTTAGATTGGGATGTAGAAAAATGTGCTAAAGACCATTGTGATAAACATGTGGTCAAAATGATTCTTGAGACGGCTCAACTACTTTGTTCGGCACATTACATGACCGACCAACCGACCGACCAAGTACCGTATAAGTTATCCCACAAGAATCACCCCTGTTCTATATGGACCAGGTCCTCATTATCGAACTATCTTTATCTTTGCGAACTTGGACTCGCCCTTTGTAAAGAATACACCAGTCGTTACGAAAAACGTCATAAATCACAGGATGTTATTGAGTGGTGTTTGTCAAATAAACCAACAATTAATGATGTTGGATTTACTGAACCACCAAAGGCAATGCCTGATGAATATAAAGTATCCGATGTTGTGGAGTCATATAGGAATTATTACCGTGGTGCGAAATCAAGTTTCGCGGTATGGAAACATGGATTAGTACCTAAATGGTTTTCTGTTCCATCTTTTTAACACCTAACCCCAATTGATAAAATGGGAGTTTGTCTTCCGTATTAGGAAACATACTGTTCATCGTATTGAGATATAATTGAAAATTACTTTGATTTACATCTACCGAACCAGTATCTCTTTTTTGTATTAATTGATTACTCAAATCAGTCATTTGTTTTCTTTTCTCGACATCATCGGTTAATCCACTGAAAGAAACATTTGATGGGTCTTGGGTTAAACTTTTTTGAACAACGTCATTTAGAAAACCGAGTAAGGTAGTTTCTACTGTAGTTAAACCTGAAGTTACACCGCTAGTACTAGTTGTGCCTGTTGTTTGTTCGGAAATAACCACACCTCTTTTATACAATGAAAGGTATCCAAACTTTCTTACTTCTTCATTTAAGTTAATCACAATATTATTTTATAATAAATATTGTTTTTTTTAAAATCTTGTTCTAATTACTTCGGCAACAGTATCGGCTAATTTGTCATAATCGGCGAATATTACTCTTTCGTCCGTATCATAACTAGTTTCACTCACAACTATTTTACCGGTACACATCCAAGGAAAACATCTGATTTGTTCAAAACATTTAAAATCTTCCGCATAATGTACGTTAACCATAACTTTGCTTTTAGCAATAATTCTGTCTCTATGCTCACCCCAACCATCCTGTCCATACATAACCCTCAATCCTCTACTTTGTAATTGGTACATCATATTGTATCTTCTTTCACTCATCCAACCAAAGAAAGATACATCATAGTCATAAGTGTTGTCAGGATTGTATGAAAGAATTTCCGCCCTATACTCATCGGTAGGTTCTAATTTAATCAATCTCGCTTTAGTAATCCCCGCTTGATTCATTAGATGAATGTTGTATTCGCTAAATGTCCAAACTTCATGGACCGCATCCCTATGTAGTGGGCCTAATACCATAGGGTCTTTCACAATATCTTCGGTTAATTGTTCAATCATAAAAGTTATGTGTTTTTCATCCCCATGAGAATGTCTTACTTGTATTGGGTATTCGGAGACAGGACATCTATCACTCCTCAAAAAATCATCAAGTTCTTTAACCACCGGTCCTCCTGGACTATGTACTATGTTCATAAGTTTTTTTATAAAAAATATTTGTAGATTTAAAAAAGTGAAGTATATTTGTACCACAATTTTAAACCCATACAATTATGAAAAACCCATTCAAAGCATTTGTTCTGTTCGCAACAATCATTTTGTCAATCCTGTTTCTCGGTTCTTGTTCATCACCTCAACGTGGTTACAATTATTCGGCACATGCAAAACGAGGACAAAAGCATTCAAAGAAAGTTCAGAAAATGAATAAAGGAAACGACTTGGTTCATTTCAAAGCTCCGTGTAACCGTCATTAAAAAAGGGGTCATAAGACCCCTTTTATAGTTTTAAAATCCAAACCACCTTAATACTTTATCAATAATATCCGAATGTTCATTTATACATTCCTCTAATATTTTAACGTCAGATTGTGGCATTTTATCTTTTGTATCGGGGCCCAATATCCCATCAGTAGGAAAAACTCCAATGTTACTTTGGTATTTTTCAACGGCTTTACTTGTATTATCACCGGCTAAACCATCAACTACTAAACCCGCATTCATTCTTTTATTTAAAAAACACTGAATAGATTTTGTAATATTTGCTTCCTCAGTTTGTTCCCGCAACAATGGTTTAACATCACCAAGTTTGGTATTAACAAGTTTATCGAAATTTTCGATTACAAGTTTCTTACCGCCAGTGTGTTGCTCACGAATTCTATTTTTTTCCTCTTCGGATAAGTCATTCAATAAATGTTTCATATCTTTTGTTTTATAATAAATATAAGGTTTATATCGTTTTTGTTATTGTAACCAAACCTGTTTTGAAATCTCCTACCGGTTTCACACTCAATATCAAATTGAGATTACCAATTTTACCTTTAGCAGATAAAGCTCCCGTTCCGATATTATACCCATCTGTTTGAATATGGAATAAATTAAGTTGGATTGGTGAATTATTTAACTTCGATAAAAAATCGTCAGGAGTAAATGTCTTATTATTAAGTTTAATCGTGTTAAATTTTCTGATATACTCTGAAAAATCCTCGGTCTCTTTAGGTTTAGTCAATTGCTCATCAATCAACTTTTCCATTTGAGATTCTGTTAATACAATCTTCATGTATATAAATATACAATAGATGATTACTGTGAGAGCAGTCTATTAATGTAATTCATAATTCGAATTTGTTGGGTTTCCAGTCTTCCGATTTGACTCAACTGATTTTGATTCAAATCAATACTTTGTCCTTTAATTTCGTTAATCTGATTACCCAATCTTGTGTGTTCGTTCAATAACTCTCCGTATTGTTGTGCTTTTTGTTCGTTTGTCATAAAAATAATTATAGTTTATATGAAAAAAAAGGGAAGATTACTCTTCCCTTTGTTCTGTTTAACGTGTTTGGGAAATTATTTTCCACAACCACAACCACCACCGTTTTTCATAGTACTATTTTTTTGTTAATGGTTTATTACTTATAAATAGTACTATAATTCAATTAATCGAAGTAACATTCTTGTTCTTCACCTGTAATCTTTTCTCTCATTACGTCGGATTGACTACATTCGTCATAAAGGGATTCGTACCATTCCTCATTCGTTGATTTCATGTCAGACCAATTCTCTTTAATGTAATCCTTAATTTGTTCCTCTGACATCCCGTTTAGTTCGGGATAATCCTCAACATTGATTTCAATTGGTTCGTGTACAACCATGGTATTATAATACTCTACCATTTTAACTGAAATTGTTTTCGGAGCGGTTACAATTGTTTTTTCGGCAACCTTTTTCTTTTTTTCTTTCTTTGGCGCGGCCATTTTTGCTTTTTCTTTTTTCATAGTTATAAATTATAAAGAATCATAAAAACTTTTTTCAATAGCATCAAGCTCTTCTTGTGTGAATTCATCGTCATCAGTTTCAATATCTTCCACTGAATCATAATCATCTCCTGAACGAACAACTATAGCAAATGTTCGTCCATCTTCCATTTCACCAAAATACTTGGTGAGTTTAAACATTAGTTGGGGGGTTTCAAAATTTATATTCATAAATTAATTATAGGAAAAAATTTTAAGAAAAAAAATTGGATATGAAAAAATTTAGTATATTTGTAGGAAATAATGAAAAATATATTCACATATATCATAGTAATTCTACTAACATCATCTTGTGTAACAAGAAAGAATGTTCAGTTGTCTGACGGTTCTCGTATTAGTAAAAAAAAATACGAACGTATTATTGATAATTCATTTGAACAAAGTTTGTCAGAAGTAACTGAAGATGATGTAAAACTTCTTGAGAACACAAATGTTGATGTAGAATTTATTATCGTAGATAGTATTTTTATCGACACCTTACCCAAAAATCGTTTTTTGGTATTAGATTTGCGTAATAATTTAACATACGAACAAACCATTCCTGTTGGGAGTGAATTTTGGGATTATAATACTGTAGGTGTTGTACAAATTTTAGATACTTTAGAATATCATATAACAAAATGAAACCACTATTAATTACCTCACTTTTTTTGTCCCTGAACATTTTTTCATACTGTCAATCCACAGAAAAAACTTTGGGCAATAAAGTAATGACAGTTGACGAATTAGAAAAAACTATGTTGGTTATTAAACCGAACGTAAAGACGTTCTCGATTGATTCATTCAATGTGTATTTTGAAAAAAATTACAATAAATACCGTAAATCAAAAGGTTTAGAATTTGTTTCATACGATAAATCAATCGTAAAGGTTGCAACTGAACAATCTTCTTACTGTTTGAAGAATGGTTACTTGGACCACAAACAACCTACATCTTCAAAAGAAGACGTTGATGAGAGATGCGATTTGTATGGTGTTAATTATGTTGACGTTCGTGAAAACCTAATGATGGGTCACATGATTTATCCCGTCCTTATTGTTTATGAAGAAGGAATGAATTATTATGACTGTTTGAGTTTGGTAGTGTTAAAATGCTGGATATTAAGTCCTGGTCATAATGACACATTATTGAGTGATGGTCAAACTTTTGCAGTGGGCATCTCATACAATAAAGAAAACGAAATGGTCGCTTGTTTTGTATTAGTTTCCTCCTGATTGATAAGCGGCACATAATTTAGGATTTATACTCAAAAATCCTGCTAATTTATCCCTGAAATTAAATGAGGATGACTTACCTTTTGGTTTTGGTCTTTTAACCGGAGTTGGTGGTGGTATAATTTTACCGTCAATATCCAATGAGTAATTGAAAACTTCAACAGGTGACTGTGTGGTTTCCTCTGTCTCTATCGTGGCGGCTAAAACAATTTTCACTTTTAAATATTTGTATTGGTTATATTCTTCAGGTGTTGCGTGAGGTTCTCCAAATTGGTTTCTTGGTTCGGTAGATGTTGTATTCATTTTAACATTACCTCCATTAACATAAGCATTTGGCTCAGGAGGATTAGGTCCTGTGGTACCATCACCATTACTTCCTAAATATTGTTGAGTTGGGGTTACGGTATCCGTCTCGGTGACACCATTTTCTTTTAATGAATTAATTATATAATCTTTGGCAGAATTGTTTCTATATCCTGATAGCTCTTGAAAAGTTAAATCGGATGCCCGCCCGGTATTTCTATATCTTGATGCAGAAGTTTGAATATCCAATGACTTCAATGATATTATCGCATTTGGGAATTGTTCTTTCGCAATATTTACTTTACTTAGAATATTTTGATTATAAGATTCAATGGCTTCTGGAGACAACTCCCACTCATTATTAACATATAACTGAATATTGGTATCAGGATTCCATTCAATTGGGAATTCTACCGTACCACCGATAGATTCGCCAGGAACGGTTTCTGTTGTTTCTGTTATGGTTAATACCATATTTTTTTTCAAACTATCATTCCATTTTTCATAAACTTCATTAACAAGATTTTGAGCTAGCTCGAAGGCTGAAATTAATGAATCTCTTTCTGAAATAGTCGCACTTGAAGATAGAGGAGTGTTAAACTTTTTCAATAATCCATTGAATTTACTTCTATCATCCGGAGTTTTAGTGATGCTTCTTATACCATCTGATAATAATAAATCAGGGTTATCGGGTATACGATTTTTTACTATTTTCCTTAGAGTTGTAGAGTTGAATGGTTTTATATTTTCATTATACCATTTTACCCATTCGTCATATGAATATTCCAAAATATTGTCGGGTATGACAACATTAGAAACATTGGTCTGTTCAGTTATCAACCCATAGAGTCCCTTAATATATTTTTTTTCCTCTTCGGTAATTATAAATTTCATAATTGGTATCTTTTTTAACCTTCAGCTTCAGGAGCCGGTGTCTCAACTTTAGTCTCAGGCATCTTTTTTGACATAAGTATTTCCATGAGCTTGTTTATAGTAGCTTGGTCCATTTGACCTGTTTTTGTAACTCCACCAGCGAAGGCCGGGTCAATCTCCTTTAATTTGTTCTGAACATTTGTTACATGTTGAGCATGTTTGTAAGGTTGTGGAGCACCACTTGTCTTACCTCCCTTTTGTTCTGGATTGGCTTGTACTCTTGACGAATTTTTGAAAAATGCATCATCACATGTGTAGGTACTATAACTTCCTTTACCATATTGGTTACCATCAATAAAATAAGTAAATTCACCTATTTTATAAGCAACAGTGCCTGAAACATTAGTATCGGTACGGGGATTGGCAATTTTTTGGGCTCCGGGATAGTTTACAACACATGGGAATTTTTGTGACCAATCAGCCACTTGTTGCTCTTCTGTTTTTTGTGTCTCAGGTTGAGCTTGAACGGTTGATTGGTAATTAATAACAACACTTTCGTTTCTATTTTGGTCGAATGTCATCGTAGCACCAAGTTTAGCCAAGTGACTCTGAAACGCCTTTAAGCTTGCTCTATCGGTTGCTTCTTGTGGGTTAAATTCATCGTTAATTTGACCTTGTAGACCAAGTTGACCATAACCACTCTTCAAAAGAGCATCAACATTTTTCAATTGTTGTAAACTAGATATTGCTTGTATTGCGGTTAAAAAATCACTACCTGTACCAGGTCCATACGATGCTTTATATATTCTACCGGCAATATCTTTATCTGCCGATTGTTCGTTAATCAAATATTGATTCTTGGTTGCCGATTCATGTAGATTGAGAATTCTTTCTCTTTCTGAGTTGTCTAAAAAATATAAATTTTTCATAATGTTATCTTTTCATTTCATCAACATAAGAATCAAGTTCGTTTAATGTTAAAAGTAAAACTTGTACAATATGTGATGCAGTTTCATTATCTCCACTATCTATGGAGGATTTCAATTGATGTAATCCATTTATCATTTTTCTTTTATTGAAGTCATACATCTCAATTGAATTGGTCATACCTCCCATTTCCATAATTGTTTTTTTAACAATTCTATTAAGGTCGGATTCGGTTAATCTAATAGGTTTTTTCATTTTCTTTAATTTTACATAAATAATTGATAACGGGAATACAAATCCTGAACTCTTTGACAATCTGGTAGATTTTCTTTTCTTTCACAATACCTTGTGGCCATATGACCTAGTAACGCCAAATCGTCTTTGGGTATGGATACTTCTCGTTTTCTTGCTTTATAATAATCAGAATCTGAGGAAACGTCCATCATTTCCAAGTCTTCCGAAATCATTTTCTTTATTAATTTGGTTAACTCAGATTCGGTCAATCGAATTTTTTTTCCCATTATAATTGTTTTATTATAAATATAATGAAAAAACTATTTTTTATAATTTCATGTTAAGATAACTCATGGCTCTATTAACCATTTCCCAATCCTCATTCTTTATGGCTTTTCTCAGCATATTCTTTACATAGTCAATCTTCTTAACAATCCCACCTGACAATTCGCCAGACTCGTCACTCAATTCAACATCCTCATCGTCTCCCAATTTAGAATATAGTTTACCTATTTCTTCATGACCATAAGCTCGGTCCGATTCGTTAATAGCACGTTTAACAATTCTTGTTAAATCTGATTCTGTAAGTCTAATTATCTTTTTCATAATATTATATTAATTAAGAATTTCTGTATTGTCCTTTATAATGATTAAGAAGGTTTGATTGGAGTTGGGAGAATGTATTGAAGAGGTTTAATGAGTCCTCCCTAGATAAAGATTCATCATCATACTTATGAAATATTTCACTTGTTTGATTTCTAACTTGCTTCAAGAATCTATTCCAATCAATATCACCTGATGATTTCAAATCGGATAAAAATCCATCCATTTTATTTTTGTAATCACCCATTTCTCTTTCAAGATTTTGTACGACATTAGAGACTGAAGATGTTTCAGATGATGTCATAAATTCATCAAAATGCTGTTCGTTAATAATACGTTTTACAACTTTGATTAGTTCGGATTCGGTAAGTCTAATTATCTTTTTCATATATATAAATATATCGGAAATAAAAAAGTGGGTATGGGATTGCCGGCCCGAAGGAAAAAATTTTAGAAAATTAATTTAATATACTAGTTTGATATTCTTCTCTATAAAGTTTTTCAAAATCATCAATAATTTTGTTTTGAGCCCTTTCACTTATTCTTCCGTTAATGGTCTTTTCCAATTTAGATAAGAATTCCTCTTCTCCGTCAGGGTTATTCATATAATCCCACTTAATGGTATTTTGGGGATACTTATTTCTTTTCCATTTACCATCTTCTGTTTTATAATTAAAACTCACTTTAGTATTCCAAAAAATATTAATTTCAACTTTGCCTGTAGATTTTTTTATATTATAAGCAATAACCAAAGCCGGTTCTCTCCTATTATATTTTGTAAGTTCAGAGGTTAATTTATCAGGATAAATAAAAAATACGGGATATTGCGTATAACCATAGTGTCCAAATCTACCTTGAAACTTGGAGTTTAAAAAATCTGTTACGTCATGTTCGATTGTAGAGACCACACTACTTTTCAAAAAACTCAAATCCTCTTCTTGTTTTTTAATTAGTTTCATCAGCCCAGCATACTGTGACTCCGTAAGAATGTATTTCATATAGATAAATATATCTCAAACAAAAAAGGGGGTAGGGGGATTACAAACCCGAAGGGAAAAAATTATTTTTTAACATTCATAAAGTTAACACCAATGGACTGTTTCTTTTCAGGGTCAACATATTCAATCATACTTTTAAAATCACTCCCAACAACGCTAATATCGGCTCCAACGGCATACTTCTTTTTTTCTTTTCTAACTTCAGGTCTATACCTAAAATCATGTGGCATATCAGGAATACTATAAACCTCGGCATAATACTTATAATATTCATATGGGTCACCATATTTTACCTTAACCTCAAACTCAAACGGCTCGGTAATATAATTATCAACAAGATACTTGTTTCCAAGTTTGTTATACACCTTCGTTAAAACATGTGATAATTCTGTGAGATTCATATAACAATAAATACATCAAAATAAAAAAGGGGGTAGGGGGAATCGGAACGGAAAAAAATTTTTTAACAATATTCCTTATTATCTTCCCAATAGGTAACAATCATTTCCTTAAAGTTTTCCTTAATATAATCAGTCATATAATCTTCCATTTTCATGAACCCTTCTTGACGTGGGTTATCAAAATAATTTAAAAGATAAGTAAATGCTGAGTTCCGACATAAAAATTCATAAAAATAATTAAAGGGGTCATAATCACACAAATACATTTCCATTCCCTCAACAACAATATCCTGAATCAAATCATGGTCTTGGTCAATTCTTCGTAGGACACGAATAATATTATTTTGTTCTTCCGTTATAATATATCTCATATAAGAATAAATATATCAGAATAAAAAAGGGGGTCGTGTTATAGAAAACAAAAAACCCCTACTCATTGAATAGGGGGTGTATTTTTAATGAATCATATTTGATTTATCCGAAAGAAGAATCAAACCATGTTTTCATTTGGTTAAATTTATAACTCCATGAAATTGGTTTGGGGTCAACTCCAAATGATACGGTTCCATATACCGTTTTAGTTTTTCCATCCCATGTAACACTATTAACATCTGTACCAGGAATAAGTGAACCACACGGACCATCACATATTGTAAACTTGTTATCACCTCCTTCAAAGTCAATTGAAGCATAAGGGTCTTCCTTCCAACCCCATTTTGTCTTTACATATTCCTCAAATTTAGCATGGTCAGCGGAAATCTTTTCGGGTTCAGGAATAGATTGCTCATTTATAACTTGTTTTACTAAACGAACTAAATCCGATTCGGTTAATCTTATAACTTTTTTCATATTATTAATTTTATATATAAATATATCATAAAACAAAAAAGGGGGTAGGGGGATTGACAACCCGAAGGGAAAAAATTATAGAAATAACCAAATAATATTAATCAATGTAAACTTGGGGTCAAACCCAAAAAGCAGTTGAAGGATGGTTATAGACAATGTTACCACAATAGGTTTCTTATATTTAATAAAGAAATTTTTCATAGAGTATAAGGATAATACACAGTTCCCAATTTATCAAATTTTTTCCAGAAATTTTTTTTCAGTATATGGGACCTTTATAGAATGGGGGGTCAATATACGGGAAAATAAAAAACCCCTCTTTGTGGGAGGGGTCGGTCCGACAATACTATCATCGGAGGGGTTAATATCTCACAATAAATTCTTAATACCACCAATCCCTGATGATAAAGGGGAGGTTGACTTTTTACCAAATCTCTTGAGAACAAAATTATTATTCTTATCTAAATAACAATATTCATTATCATCACTACCATTAAAGATTAATGGTTTGCCAATATACATATTGAAACTGTCTTGCTTAAACCCACTATATCCAATGTCCCCTTTTTTAGGGACAAACGCAAACCCTGACATGTTATGATTTGGATTAAACTCCCAATTCATACTCTTTATTAAATCTATAAACTCGGCTCTAACATTAGATAAGTCCGTTCCCTCTTCTTCTTTTATAATTCTCTTAATCAAATTAACTAAATCTGATTCTGTAAGTCTAACTGTTTTTTTCATATTAGTGTTTTATAATAAATACCCAAAATTTTCCAAAAATTTTTCTGGAAGTTTTTTTATATACATACTTTGATTAGGGGATTATCCCCCCCTTTTTGACCGTCAAAATGTCATATATGGGGGGAGGATACGGGGAGGGGAGGGGTATCCCCCGTGTATAGGGGGTAAATGAGGGAGTCCCCCTACCGTTATGACAGTCTGACAGAATAGGTCCCCCCTGTCTGTAATGGTCTCTAATGATGTCATGTCAGAATGGGGACATATACAAGCATTGTTAATAACTTCTCGACCTGAGGAACGAAGTTTATATGTTAAATTGTTTGGTGGATAACCTTGGGGGCCGTAACTTAGCATGATGCTTTATTGTTTCCCCCACACAGAAAAGCATCAACCAAAGTTACGGCGGGAATGAATACCAACCAAGAGATTTAACATTTTTATTTGTTGATAACTACTTGACTATTCCATTGTGGGAGAAGAGTTTCGCCGTATATTTGTGTCATGGATAACAAACAACTCACCAAGATTATTAAGAAGGGACTCGGTAAGCAGACCTTCCCCTTTGAGTATGGAACTATGAAGGGAACCTTTCGCTTCGTTTCCATTAGGGAGCTAGCATATAACTATGGGGAAGGTTATAGTTGGGGTGTTGTCAATGTTGAAGTTGATATCATTGAGGACTCCAAGATGTGTATCAACTATAAACAGTGGGGACGTAGTCAAGCTCTCATCACCCGTAGAAGGAACAACGATATCTATTGGTCATATAACAATACCCTCCTTCATACCTTATTAAAGTTCTACAATATCCACTCATCGAAACTCGGAAAGATAACCTATAAAAAGAAAACCAATGTACAGCAACACAAAAACCTCAACCTTATCCAAGAAACAAGTAAAGAAAGTTCTTCGGTTCTGTGCTAAATGGTGTCATGAGAATATGGGGGTTAATAACAGAAAGCGTAGCGACCTAACATATTCTTATGGTAATGATGGGGAAGGGTTCTATGGTTTCTATTGTCCATACGTTAATCACATTCGCATATGTGTGAATGAGTGTAAGACAGTTGGACGTTTGACCTCCACCTTCATTCATGAATATACTCACTACTTACAACCTGTCACCACCAAGTATGCTTCGGCCAACGCAGAGTTTGGTTATTGGAACAACCCCTTTGAAGTGGAAGCTCGAAAGATGGAGAAGAAACTTAATCGTTATCTTCTGTCTGACCTTCGAGGTAAGATGTCAAAATAGATAACGAGTGTTCCCTAATCTCTTTGGACAGGTTGTCATGGTCCCCCTCTTTGAGTGGGGACTTTTTATTTATGTTATCTATTATTCCCCCCATCTGACAGTGTGTTAATAACATCACATTCTGTCGTATAGGTTTGTTACTCCCCGTAAGGTCTAACTGTTTGTATATACAATGTCCATATGAGTCATCACCCTCATAATTAACGATGTAGTCATCCCCGTGTCTTGTAACATCGGTTCTAAAGTTATTAAGGTACATATAACTAAACATAATAACATGTAGTAAAAAGTCAATCAGGTTGGGGATGACATCATGTCAGGTGTAATTTTTCTTTGTTAATTATGTTAAAAAACTTGATTTTGTCAAAATGTCAGTCTCACTTGACGATGGGGATAATCCCCTCTGACACTTTTCTCCCACCTTTTACCACCATGTCTTACCACAATTTACCACCACTATTGGTCATGTAGGGTATTAGAATGGGGATTTTTCCCCTCTGTAGGGGTCGTAAGGACCAGTTTTTTATATGTATATAAACCCCAGCAAAAAATGTAAGTTATAGTATGTGGAGCGGGGAAACACGTAGTGTGTTAGGATAGACCCTAAATAGACCATTAATAATTCTTCAACGAGACCACTTTAGTGGGGTATTATATTCCCCTTCAACACTGACACCTTATATGGGGACAACTATATAACCCTGTTAAAATCACACTATAATATGGATTTACCATAGTTTGTTATCATAACATTACAATGTTACATATAAATCACAATATAGTGTGGGTTGTGGGTTACTCTATACCCGATAAGGTATAATACCACATGTATACCACAAATTAATACCCGATAGGGTATTCTTTTATACCTTTCAGTATTATACCATAAGGTATAATATATTGTCCCCTCATATGTGTCCTTAATTAATGGGGGAGAAATTAGGAAATAAACAAATGAACGAATACATCAGTGGAGTGAAACGCTAGTGGAACGGAACGACCCACAAAGTGGGGGATGAATGAGTGAGTTTGTTTAGTTCGTAATTTCTTTATATTTATTATCATATGAAATACCTAATCACCGAATCTAAATTGGATAGTATTATCCTTCAGTATTTGGACAATCAGGACTTTATTCGGTTTAAAAATAGAGAAAGCATATACTTTGTCAATTCTGAATCAGATGAATATGCTCAAATAAGATTTGACAAAGATGGTCGGTGTTACGTATCTTACGATTTATATAATGAAATTTCTATGTTCTTTTCTTTACAAGATTCTGACTTTGATAAAGTTATTGTTAAATGGGTTGAGAATATCATAAAAATGGAGGTCGAAAGCATCGGTGTTGCTCCGAGTTCAGGTTATGCGTTGGTAATACCTAACTAAATCATATTTATTATCATATGAAATACTTAATCACAGAATCTAAATTGTATAATACAGTGTCTATGTATTTGGATAATCAGGATTTTATAGTATATGACAACAAGAAGAAATTTGACAACTACATATACTTCTTAAACAATGAGTCCGACCTTTACGCTCAGATTAGTGTTTATCACATAAACTCTTTTGGTTTTGTTAGGAATTGGGTATATGTGAATTATGATTTAATTAAGGAATTATCTGATTTCTTCTCTATTGATGATTTGGATTGTTTAGAGATAATAAAAGTATGGGTTAGTGATACTTTGGGTATTAAGGTTGGTAAAATAGAAAACACTATCAACAGTGGGTCTTCTCACAGATTAATTGTTAAAACCGAATGAAATTCCTTATCACCGAATCTAAACTTACTAATCTTGTCTTTGACTACTTAAATAACCAGGACTTTTATAAAATGAAGTATCACTCTGGTTATGTCTTTTGGGACTCTAAGGAGAGTTGGGAAAGTGGTGGATATATATCAATCAACACAAATCGTGTTAATAAAGAATGTTTTGTAAGTTCAGATTTAGTTGTTGAGGTCGCATCATTCTTTAGTTTGGACTTGGAGACCGCTTTGAATATTATTGGTGAATGGATTAAAACCAAAATTGATTTTGATTTTGACTATATCTTCTCTGATTACGGAGCTGACTAATTTAACAATTTCCTACCTGAACGTATATATTATATCCTCTCACCTTTTCATTTCCAAACTTTTTTATTAAGTCAGATATATAATCTCTCGCCTCAAATGTTTTTTGTTTGTTTGGGTAATAATCATCGGAATGGTTGGGATAATATTTTGGTATTTCTACATATAGTTTAAATGAGTACATGGTCGGAACTATTTGATAGTTACATACATTACCCAAAACTTCAACATCATGTTCCATTATGGCTTTAACAATGAAAATCATTTCTTCCTGTGAACCTTTTATATTAAGAATACTATTCATAATATCAACTCCACCTAACATTTTGGACGTTATATAAAATCCATGTTTGGAAATCATGTCTTTTATATTGGTTTTAAGTAAAGTTTCTTCCCTTAATATTCTTCTTATGGATTCTTTAATACTCATATGATAATAAATATTACATATATTTATCTTATATGAAATATCTTATCACCGAATCTAAATTTGATAGTATAGTTTTTAAGTATCTTGACAATCAGGACTTCGTTGTAATTAAAATGGGGAATAGATTATACTATGTCAACTCTGAAGATGATGAATATGCTCAAGTTAGATATCATCCGAAAGACCGCTGGTGTACAATACACTACGACTTGGTCGACGAAGTTAGCAAATTCTTTTCTTTAGATTATGGGGACTCCATTAATGTAATTAATAAATGGATTGAAAATAAACTCGGAATAAAATCTATTAATGTGGAAGTTGCCAGTCCGATTGTTGGGTATTAATTATATTTATCTTATATGAAATTCCTAATCACCGAATCTAAATTAAACAGTATTATTTTTAATTATATTAATTCACTAAATCTTGAGGCGGTTTATTGGACAAGTTATATAAGTTTTGTTTATTCTTTAGACGATACACACGCCGTTATGAGGTATAGAAGAAGGTCAGGTACTTTAATAATATCCGAAGATTTTATAAACAGTGTATGTGAATTCTTTTCTATTGATAAGGATGAGGCCGAATTAATTCTCACCCATTTTGTTGAGGAAAACTCTAACTCCGGTAAGATTGAACCTTCGGATGTCAAAGTATACGGTGGTCTGATAGGTGACGCCGAACTATCAATGTAATATTTATCTTATATGAAATACCTTATCACCGAATCACAACTTAATCTTATATCCGAACTTGAACGTCATTGGATGGATTTTGAGTATGAGGACCTATACAATAAGTTTAAACATATCATCGTTCCTTATATTGTTGATGAGATTGAATCATATAGTGAGGATAGTAATAGAATTGTCCTATACGATTCAGCCGGTAATCCTATGATGATGTTTTCTATTTTTAGTGATGGTAAAACGGGTGATTTATACTACAGCCATAAGTATGATGGGTTTTTTGAGGAGATGTTACCTCACCCTGTTTGGATGACCAATGGTAAATACTTTATCTCTGATGCTTTTGAATCTATGCTCCCCGACTATAAGGTCTTTGATGTAAGAAGCGGACGTATCGTCTAACCTCTTTGTTTTATTTCGTAATCAACCAACTTATGCATTTTTGGTAATAACGTATTCATTACCATATTATACACTTCAGGTAAATAGAATTCCTCATACCAATTCAATAACTCATCAACACTTTCAAAATTTGTTTGATGTTTAAGTTCTTTATAAAAATTTCCTTCACCTGATGTTTCATAAACAGTTACCCCATAATAATTAAGTAATGTATACCATTCTATTTCAACAGGTGTATATTTGACTCCATCCCAAAATGGTGTTGCCGCAACTGTTATGTTTTCAATCATATCATCATGGAAATGTCCTGTTTTTACCATTGCTTCCCAATAAAACACGTCATTTGAACTTGCGTGAATATTAAAATCTTTGTATTTGGTTTTCAATTCATCGTTATTCATCATTTCGACCAAAATTTGGTTGGCGGTATCTGAATCAATCGGTATATTAGTTACTTTAACAATTTGTGATATCGACAACCCAACCATATCTGAAGTTTTAATCAAACCAAACTCTTTAACCAAATCACTTATAGTTTCTTTTGCCTTTCTATCTTCCTTTAATACCGATTCATTAACCTCTCCCGACATAATCTCATTCCATCTTTCTTCCATTACATCCGAATAATGACTCAATAAGAATTCCCATACTTGGTTGTAAAAATCCCCAGCTCCAAAACATACGTCAGAGTATTTCATACATAAATCAACAATAACATATGATACAATACCTGACTTAAACTTATCTAAGTTCATTGCGTGCCAATTATGTTGGTTCTGAATGTATCTTGTTGTCATTGTATCAAGACCTTCTCCGAATATTCCGTCCATCTTTTCGGGGTCAACCCTTCTGAATATTCTTCTCATCATTGAGCTCATTTCTTCCCTTAATATTGACTCATTAACAACATTCCCCAAGTTATCATATTTTATAAGTTCAGTGTTTATAAACACATCAGCATTTTTCTTTCTCGAATCCCAATTAAATATCCAATCTGGACAAACAACAATATTTCCTGAAGTCCATTCCTCAATATCTCTTGATATTTTTTCATCAAACCACGACTCAATGTTTGCTGCAGTATCATCAGAGTCAAAATAAATTATAAGTAAAGGTTTTCCGTTGAAAGTTGATTGTTTTATAAATGATATATTATCATATAAAGTATAGATTATATTTGTAACCAATTTTACTTTATATTCTTCGGTTTCTTCCCTTAATACGGACTCTCGTATATTCAATTTACTTTTCAGATAATCAACTAATGGTTCTTCCACTTCAATGTATGAATCCCAATAAGATTGTTCTGAATCATTGTTAAGTTTGAATTGTTTTGAAGCGATAAATTGTCTTACCGTATCGTATATCGCATCTGACTCATCGTAGCCAGAATCAATTAAACTTTTAATATCATGTATTAATTCGGCCAATGAGTCACCATTAATCCTCCTTTTAACTTGGAGTGGTATATTTGTTTCTTCTAATACTGATTCAAAAACATCCCCCCCAACAATATCATCATATCTCTTTTTTATTCTATCACCATAATGTTTAAGGAGCGGGTTTCTCACTTCTTCGATATAAGCATCGTCATTACCATAATAATATGAATTTCCATCCATGTTTATTTGGTCCTCCATATACTCAACCATATCATCAATAACGAAATTTGCGAACGTTATAAAAGAAGCTTTGTGTAACATGGAACCTGGCTTGGTTTTCAACATTGTATTACCGTCCAATGCCGTTTGAAACGCATTTTCAATTAGTTTGGGTAAAATCCTCCTTCTAATTTTAAGTGGTATATCGGTTTCTTCCCTTAATATTCTTTTAATTGATTCTTTGAGATTCATACTATAATAAATACCTAATATACAGAAAAAAGGGGACCCAAATTGAGTCCCCATTCTTATTAATGTTCTTGTTAAATTACTTACGCAAAAACAAACTCTCGCTATCCCATCTTACTTTCTTCAGAGCCGATAGATAATCATTGTCCGAATCTCTGTAACCCAATGTAAGAATAACACATGACTTCAGACCCATTTCATTAAGACCCAATACCTCATCCACCTTTGTCGGAACAAATCCCTCCATTGGTGTTGAGTCAACTTCTTCCGTTGCCGCAGCAACCAAAGCAAATCCAAGTCCGATGTATGCCTGTTTTTGAGCCCATGTGATTTTCTGTTCTTCGGTCAAACTATTAACCGTACCTTTAACCATACCACTGAAATCTCCCAACATATCAACGCTGATGTTTCTCTGTGTAGCGATTTCATTCATGTACTTATCCACAGATGATTCCGTGATTGTGTCCCATGTTGCAAATACCAATACCGCAGATGAGTCGGCCAGTTGTGTTTGACCATAGCAAGCCGGCACAAGTTGCTCCTTTAGTTCTTGATTCTCCACCACAATGATTTGGTATGGTGTTAGACCGTATGAACTTGGAGCAAGTCGTGTTGCTTCTAAAATTCGGTCTAACTTATCTTGGGGGATTTTCTCCCCATTCATTTTCTTTGTGGCATATCTCCACTGTAATGACTTTAATAATTCCATTGTATTATTGTTTAACTTTTATTTTCTGTGGTAAGGATAGTTGAAAATGGTATTTAAGTAAAGGTGGGTATATTTATATATAAAAATTATGCTATGAAAAAAGTTGTAAGATTAACTGAATCTGATTTGATTAAACTCGTTAAAAGAATTATAAAAGAAAGTGAAGAAGAACAGGATAATGATTATCTCTACCATGACCCATCATCTATGGGTAGTGGAAAGTGGTATAAAAATTCTTTTATGAATCAGGGTGAACCCGAAGAATATTCAGATGATGAACTTGATATTGAGAACATCTCTACTAGGGATGTAGATGATGATGTTATCGACCCTATGTATAAAAAGTTCTATTCCAAGAACTCCCCTACAATCAAACGAGCCAAATTAAGAAAACAATAAAATTAAACCCCACCTCATGAGTGGGGTTTTTTATTTCCTTTTATTCCCATTTTTGTCATAAAACGGAAATGATTTATCTTTGTATTTATATTATATGAGATACTTTATTACACAAGGTCAATTACATTCAATCATCTACAATTATTTAGATGAGAAGTTTTCAGAATCAGATGGTAAAAAAATTGTAAATGCCCACAATCCTGACGCATATAGAATTGAATTGTTCGCCAATACAGGTTCTGAAAAAATCGCATATTACTTCTTCGGGACTGGTGAATACGACGATTGGGGTCCAGGTGGTGAAGGGACAAAACATTACGGTCATGGACTGTTACAAGTACATCCTAATATTATCGACACAATGCGTCAGATGATTTTGATTAGGGAAACAAAAGTAATAGATATAGTTGCCGATTGGGTTAGCGAAAAGTTTGGAGTTGATATTGATGAGGTATCAATTTATCCCAAACGAGACAAACCTCCTGTTTATTAATTCTTCTTTGTTTTCTTTACGCAGTTTGGGTATCTTTTACCAAACATTGTCTTCATTCCTTTTTGTGTATAACCTGGCCAGCACTTTTCTGTTATTTCGCCTTCAGTAAACTCACCCTTCTGTTTATTAAAGAAACGATTTTTTAATTCTTTATAGTGTTCGACGGTAGTTGTTGATATATTAATACCATATCTAAATTCATCTGAAAAAAAATCTTTGATTAATTTTTTTACATCTAACCCCAATTCTTGTAAATCATCCGAGTCTTGTACTTTGAATGGTTTTTTCATTAAAAATGTGATGGTACAACCTTCTCCGTATTTTCCACCAAATGTGTCGGCAACAACACCATAAAAGTTTTCAGGTAGTTCTTTACCTTTAAGATACGCATTAATAAATCTCATTACTGATTTTTCTAATTTGGTTTTTTCTCCAAAATCTTCGATTTGTTCCGTTACTAGTGATTCATCTATCTCAACCCGTTCATTACACATATTATTGAAGTAATCTTTTAGATTTTTTCCGTGGCTATCTTTGATATAATCATATATAAAATCAACTGATTTCTCCCATTCTTCTGACGTATCATCCATCATATAAAATGTATTGAAGTATAGGTTCTCGACCACAGCCTCAGTTACAACACGAACAAACATGTCCGCGTCCTCATACCTTCCACAAATTCTTTTATCATAATATACTATATCTAATAACCTTACGATTTCACTATCAATTAAGCTAGTTCTTCTCATTGCTTTATAAGGTCTCATCTCTTCCCTTAATATTTTTTTTATTGTTTCTTTCAGATTCATATTATTAAACTATACCAATTTCACCATAGATTGATTCCCCATTTGGGCCGAGCACTCTAATATATACTTGATTAAGTTCTCTTCTTGATACATTAACAAATTTAAGTAAATCTATCATATAAAAGTCAATTAAATAATGAGGGTCCAACCCTTTTTCAAACATATTGAACGTGGTCATATCCTCATCATTAACGTATATTTTTACAGCAATATCATAAAAAGGAAGTTCTTCATCCCCATCCCAAAGCACTCTGGTTTTAATATTGTCAACCATAGGATATACCTGTTTGATTAAATCACTATTTAATAACTTATCTAATAACTTATTTGTCAGTATCATCAGAGTATTGTAACTTAATTTCTATATGGTTTAATGATGGTGTAAATGTTTCTTCACCCAACGTATAAGTAAGAACATCACTAATAGCATCTCTAACGTCATCCGCCTCTCCAACTGAAACAATTTCAGATAACAACGTAGGGTGTTCTATATCACCGAAAGATGGTTCTTTATCACGATTAAATCTTGGCCACTGTTTATCCGCCCATTCTGAATCAACCGTTAAAACCCCTTCCAATTTAACAAGCTTGGGTCTTAGGGTCATCATTCTTTTAAAGTCAACTACTTTGAGTCCTTTCCACCAATCAAACTTTTTGGGCATTTCTTTGTTAAGCACAAACTCAACTATCTTTTCATTTTGTTGTTCGGTGATTAAAAATTTCATTTCTTCTTACACTTATATACTAACTCGAATGTCACTCCAAGAACAATGGGGAATACCACAAATGTCAATAACATCTGATGTATAAAGTTATCCGCAACGCCATAAGCAATCGCCAAATAAAAATACCTCAACATAGCAAATTGCCACCAATGCCATCTATCAGTTACGAAAACCATAACAGTTGAACTGAATGGAAACCTTTCTTGAAAGTTTGGTTTATATAAACCAAAGTACCACCAATGATTTCCTGAAGGTACGAGTTGTCCGTCCTTTTGTTTATATTTGTTCTTCCAATCATCACCCTTTTGTCCTGTGTCAGCGATATGGTCCAATCTACCTTTAGCATATCCCGCACCAATCAAACATAGAATTACATGTATTAGATTCATTTCTTTTCTCTGTTTTTATATCCGTTGGGATAGTATTTTTTTATGTCCAAGTAATGTTTATATGAATCTCTGACCATTAGAATGGCTGGTACCACAACGATAAGTGGAATAAGTAAACTTACAGGTCCATAAACATACCAAAGACTGAACTCATCTTCCCAAACTCCACATTCATTAAAGATATACATTGTTAAAATAAACATACAACCTGAAAGATGATACTTCCAAGTTTTCCAAATACATGCCCACAATAAAGGAAAATCCATTTTTTTGTTTTTTAAGTGGTTTATTTTTTGGTCACCATCTTCTCAACCAACATTTTCAACACTCTATCGTTTTCTTCAATCCTTTTCAGATTTTTAACGATATTCACACGGTTACCTTTTTTCTTTGTTTCTTTTCTTGCTTTTGCCATTCTAAATACGTTTAATATAAATATTGAAAAAACCTAAATAATACTTGGGGATATTTATACGGTATGAGCAGAGTTGCCGAAAACATAATATCAATGTTAGACAAGGGTCAAAGTGTTTTTGATGTTGCCAAATTCTTTGGTAGTGTTCATGAGTTATTGAATGTAACAAAAAAATATCCTTATTTATATGCGATGATACAGACCAAACTTGGTGGTTCTATGGATTGTTCCGCCGAGGGTGAGGACGGAGAAATGGTTATGTTTTCTTTGAATTTTATATTGACTGATTTAGAAGCAATAGATGTAGACGATTTTAATCATTATAACGCCACGGTTGATGTTATAATACCTGAAATTCAAAAATCACCAGCACTCATGCAAATGTTATTAACTTGGTTGGATGATTACCTGTCAGATATGGGTGGTGAAGTTGCCGTAGGTTCATTCAATGATAATAAGTTAAACGATAAAATGGTTTGGATATATGCCGAATCAATAAATGGTAAAAGTTTTGAATACATTAAGGGTGGAGTTAGTGATGAAGAAGTTTTGAGAATAATACCTGATGAATATAAATAAGATTAAAGTTATGACACAATTAGAAATTAACAGAGTAAAAAAAGTATTCAGTGAGGAATACTTTGATTTAGGAATCTTAAGATGGATGGAGAGAAATAAAAACGTAATAAAAACTTCATTTGGTATTAGTTTTATTGCGGTCTTATCTATAGCAATAATGGGTCAATCGTGGCCTTTGGCAATATGGGCATTCGCCTTCATAGGTTTAATCACTGCAGGTGGTGTGGACCACTTCATCGTTGGTTTAAGTTTAAAAAGAATCATCAAGAAGTTAGAGTCAGAAGATATCAACATTGGTTTGATTCAATTGTTAGAAACTTGTTCTGATATTATTCCACAGTAATTTGACCATTCGGTTTTTTTTATTTAAGTTTGTTCGATGACAACGAATGAAAATTTATATCTTGCTTTGGCAATTATATCTTTTTACGTATATTTGTTCCTAGTTTTAGTAATAACAATCAAAACCGAAAAAAATAAATAATTATGGCGTCCATTTACACCACAGTCGACATTGATGTTGACATAGAAATTGATGAATTTGTTGATTCTTGTAGTACAAGAGATATTGAAAATCTTTTGAAGTACCTTTCTAATCAGGGTTATTTGAGTAAATTTGGTGTTCCTGATGAAACTAAAATGACCTCACAGGAAGAAAAGTTTGTTGAGAAATTAACATCACTTTCTCAAAAATATCATCAAATGTCAGTTGATGACATTGATACTTTAGAAAATTTGTTTAACAAGTATATTTGAGGTATGGAAAACATTACAGAAGAAAGACTACCATTGAGTAGCCATTGGGAAAGAAACCTTAAAGAGTTTAATCTTTCTAATGAAATAATTGATAGAATCGAAAATCTTCGTTATAACGATTCTATTATGATGAAGAAGTATATGGATGAAGCAAATGAGTGGAGAGTAAAATACTTTACACTTCAGCGTCATTTGAGGGATTTACTTTAGTTAACTTTTTTACCATTACATTTGTATCATGAATACAATCTACATTTATACCACTGAATACAACAGGTCACTTGGTCGATACAAAATTGGTGAGTCTAGAAAACAAACCGCCAAAAAAAGAATTGGTCAACAAAAAACCGGCTCATCTGAAGAATTTATAACAATTTTTGAATGTGAAACTACATTATCAGACCATGAAGTAAGACAATCATTGCGTCTTTTAGGTTATCATAAAGTAACCCGTGAATGGGTTGGTGGATTCAAATCTGACGATGAAGTCGTGGCATCTGTTAGTAAAATAATATCTGAATCAGGTTCAGATACTCGTGTAGAATTTAAAACTCGTTTTTTTCAATCTTTTGTAAGTGATTTGTTTCTAAACAAATACAACTCAGAAATTCAATCGGGATATAAAAAAATTGATTTTGCTTTAGAGTTAGCACCAAGATTCGGTAAAACATTATGGTCTTTAAATCTGATTAAAAATTTATATCTTGAAAAAGGTATTAAGGTTTGTATTATTCCTAGCTACGTTCTGACCGCAATCTCGTCATTTGAAGTTGATTTTTATAAATTTAAAGGGTTTTCGGACTCAATGGTATTCGTTGACGATATTACTGATTTAGAAGAATCAATCAATGATTACTACGGTGATAAGATGATTGTGGTCGCCGCCTCTCTTCACATGACCGAACATCAGTCTAAGCTAGAAACATTAAGAAATATTCCGTCAAATGAAAAGATGTCAATTATAGATGAAGCCGACTTCGGAGCTCACAGGATTAATAGTTTAGATAAGATTGAGTACTTGGATTGCCACTTGAATATTTACATGTCAGGTACCGGTCTTGAGAAAGTATCAGCCCCTCTTACAAATCTTCGTGATAACATAATCCATTGGTCGTATACCGACATGCTTATGGTTAAGAATGGGTTACATCCGTCACAAGCCAATTTGTCTAATAAAACTGAATCCATATCATCGGTAAGTGGTATCGTAACTCCTCAGTTTTTAAAGTTATCAATTGGTGGTATTATTGATAGATTTAATTCTATACCTGAAGAGTACCGTACAGATTGGAATAAACTTTTAATGGATGTTTCAAAATCTAAAGGTATTCTTACTGATTTGATTAAATCATTATTTGGTGCATATAATGGTAGAATGACTTATTTGGTTGATTTAAATACCGATGAGTTATCTCCTAAAGACGTTACAATGATTTTCGCCAGTACTCCTAATCGTAAGGAACAGAATAAGTTTTATAAACTAGTTCAAGATACATTAGGACCTCAATATATGGTTAAATTGTTTAATAGCGATGAAACCTCTAACCGCGAATCGGAGAAGGAGGCGAAGGAGATTGTGGCAATTGCTAAACGACAAGGAAAGAAAGTTGTTTTCATAAGTAAGGACATGGCTTCAAGAAGTTTCTCTATACCTGAAATCGATACGGTAATGTTAATGTTTGATAGAGGCTCATATTCGTCAGTTGCCCAAAAAGTTTCAAGGGTATTAACACCAGGTTTAACTTATAATGGTGAACCTAAAACCATTGGTAACGTTATATCATTGTCACTTGACCCTAATAGAGAAGAGATTAGTCCGATTGATGAATATTTGGTATATGAAGGTGAACGAGTTCAGGTTCAAGAATTAACCGATGGCATTTTACGAGTCCTTCGTTCTGTAAATATATTTGTTAATGATAATGGTGTTATGTCTCCGATTGTTCTAGATGAATATGCCGACAAATTAGTTAACTCTACTTCACTTATTCGTATCGGTTCAGAATCAGTTAATGTCGATTCCGTTATAAATGATTCAGAAATGGTAAAAGTATTGACAGGTGTTGAGATTAGTGATAACTCATCAAAAGATAAAATTGAAGGTATTGATTCATCTAAAGTTAAAAGGTCAGTAGATGAAGAGACTGAAAACAATTCTTCTCAAAATACTGTTGTAATTGATAACCTCAGAATTAAACTGAAAGAAGTATTATCAAATATAGTTAAAAACATTGTTGAGATATCTGAAATTAACAACTGTGAATCAAACAACATTATTGAAGTACTTGATATGATTGAGGATAAGAAGTTAGGTGAGGAGCTTATTTATGAAGTTGGTGTTAACTCTTATACGGTTAAAAAACTCATCCTCGGTGGAGCCTTGTCTGAGAAACTATTGAACACTATTATTACGTCCTACAACAAACAAGAAAACACTTTATCTTTGTAAGATGGACAACTTAAAAAAATGGAAGCCAGACCCTTCTAAAGGTGAAGTATTTACCCCTATCGAATTGGTTAATCTTATTTTAGATGAGATTCCTTCAGATGTATGGTTAAATTCAAAATCAAACTTTTTAGACCCTTGCATGGGCACAGGGACATTCCTTTCTGAGATTGTGAGACGTTTGGTTGATATTTATGGATATAGTGAGTTGGACGCTAAATCTAGAGTTTACGGTTATGAAATCCGTATAAAATACATTAACAAACTCAAAAGAAGAGGTTATGTTAATATCCATCATAAAGATTTTTTAAGTGATAAAATTAAAATGAAATTTGATGTTGTGATTGGTAACCCTCCATATCAAGAAGTTGATAATAACGGTAAAAGTAAGGGTGGTGGTAAAGGCGGTGCTAATAACCTTTGGTCCAAATTTATTATAAAATCTATGGAAATTTCCGATAATGTTTTTTTTATAACTCCACCAAGTTTTTTATCACCAAATCACTTAGTTTTGAAAAAAATGTATGAAAGTGGAGGTTTAAAATTACTAAAAATATTCGATGAATCCCCTTTTATTGGTGTGGGTACTCAAGCTTGTTATTATTATTGGTCTAAAAATTATGATGGATTGTGTAAAATTGGTGGAGAATCCATAAGTCTTAAAGATAAAATATTACCTAACTCATCTAACCCGATTGATTTTTCAATTTTTAATAAATTTTTTTCCAAAAAAGAAAAGTATACCTTTGAAAGTAATAGTCAATTACATAAAACTAACAAAAAACATTTGTTATCGGTTACTAAAGATGATGTTTTTAAATATAAAACATATCACGCCAGCAAAATAATCTACTCAAGCTTTATGACTGAAAATTATCCCAAATTAAAAGTAGTAATTAGTGACAGTGGATATCTAAATCCTATAATAGATACTAATTGTAATACAACTCAACACAGTTTTTTTCACATATTTGACTCCAAAGCGGATGCGGAATTTTTGATTAAATTGCTAAATACAAAACTATATAAACATTGTTTAAATTTGAGTAAGTTTTCAGGATTTTTTCACGGTGAAGTACTCAAAAATATACCAAAAATATCAAGTGACACAAATTATAGTGATTATGATTTATACAAAAAATTTGAATTAACTGACTTAGAAATTCAATATATTGAAAATAATGTTAAATGATTATATTAATCACATTAGAAACCGAACTTATATGTCCGGTGTTGATAGGGACAAACTTAGGATTAAGCAAACTGCCGAGGTTTTTACTCCCAATCATTTAGTTATTGAAATGATTGATAAGTTAGAAGAACAAGAGCCGTCATTATTCACTGACCCAACCAAAACATTCATTGATAACAGCTGCGGTGATGGTGAGTTTTTGGGTGAGATTGTTATACGAAAGATGGAAAGAAGTGGATGTTCATTAGAAGAAGCATTATCCACCACATATGGTGTTGACCTAATGGAAGATAATGTAGAAGAATGTAAAAAAAGATTAATGGGTCCTTATCCTACCGATAAATTGAGGGATATCGTTGATAAGAATATTGTATGCCATGATGGCCTAACATTCGACTACAAATTTTAATTAATTTGTCAATAACTTAATGTTACCGTAACCTATTTTGTTGTATATTTGCCTACTTAAAAATAAAAACTATGGAGTACGTTGGCGTTTACAAAAAAAGCAAAATGATTGGTATGATTGACCTTGATGAAATCACTGTTGAGCTTCTTGATAGAATGTTTCACGAAGGTTACGAGTTTAGTAAAATCACAAAAAAAGATTTGGTCATCTAAAAAAGTCACCATATATTTGTCAAATGAAAGAAAAAGAATTTAACGCAATTGGTAAAGTTATGGACTACTTTGACTTTGGTCGAGTTCATAAGGTAATGGTAGCTCTCGATTGGAAATGGATAAGTATTGATGACGGTATGAGGGTTCCCGATGAATGTGAAATTCGCACGGAGGCAAGAAGATTATTGACACAAGCCGTTAAGGAAAAGATGTCAATTGCAATAGGCGGATTTTACGCCACATACAATAACAAAGATGATGTTGAGTGGATTAGTTTGAAGTTTGTGGTTGAGGATTGGGATGAAGTAATTGAAAAAGATTTGGTAGAATAAAAGATTCTCCTTATATTTGTAGAAGTTCTTTGAGATACTAAAAGGTTGATTGGGATTTTGGGGCTAGCACAATAGCGAGAAACGCCAATCGTAAAAGTAGATGTCCACTCCCCCATCTTCTACTTATCCTATACTTGTGTGTTGTTCCCTTGAGAAAGGAAAGGAGTAGAGCTTAGTGACACTAGAGTCATCACTACAACACAGAGGGATTCTCATCCTCAAAATTCACAGAGTGGCGCAGGTTGATACTACTTCGCAAGTAGATTGATACAGAGTAAAAAGAGGTGGGGGAAACCACTCATTAACCCACCCAAATTGGTCAGGTAATGCGTAATGTGGAAACGGCTATCACATCCCAAAGACACCACGGTCCATAACCATTTGGACACGAGAAGTAATAGGGTTGCATCGTTGTGAGTTCGAGTCTCACCCTGGCCACAAAAATTTAACAAATTAGATTTGGTGGGATAGAAAATCCACCATATATTTGTAGAAGTTATTTGAAATAAGATATAGTCAGGTGGCGTGTTGGCATACGCACCAAGTCCGAGACACTTATGGTGGAGTAGGCATCCAAATGGGCGATATCAGGTTCGATTCCTGTCCTGACTACAAAAAATAAAATGTTATGAAAGAAAGAATGTATGTAGTAAAAATTGCAGGTCAGTATGTAGTGTTGGCCGAAGGTGAATATGAAAGGTATTTAATTTACGGCAGAGCGAAGTAAAAAATATAGTCAGGTGGCGGAATTGGTAGACGCTATACGTAGATAACAATCGTTAATATAAAAGGGCGTGTTATCATACAGGTTCGATTCCTGTCCTGACTACTCGTAGGTTTATTTGAGAGTAAAGACCTATTCAAAAATCTTAATAACTCTCGTTAGTCAGGTAGCTCTAATGGTTAAGAGCAGGTGGTGAGGGAAATGTATTGATACCCAATCCATCGGACACAGCTAATACAAGTAAAGTGTAAATACAGGTTCGAATCCTGTTCTGACTACACGTTCCGACTAATCATCGGATAGTATGTCCCATACGATGAGAAATGGTGTGATAGCCATAGGGAAGAGTTGAAGGTTTGTATATATATTACCTTCTAGTTGACTACTAAGGTCGGTAAGACCCATCACGAAGGGGAGCAAGACAGTTTATTCCTAACTCAAGTAATTGAGGACAGCCACAACACCTGTTAGTTGGATAAAGGAGGGTGTTAACATATGGTCGGTTCATCTAAGGGTTAGGATACAAGATTTTCATTCTTGTCATAGGGGTTCGAATCCCCTACCGACTACAACTAAAAAATTATAGTCTATCTTAACTCGCGTTTTGTTTAAGATATTTACTATAAAACCTAATAAATGAAACACGTATTTTTATTACTATTCACCATAGTAACGCTTAACGCATTCTCACAAACTTACAAAGACCCGGTGTCTTTTAAATCAGATTTGTGGGTAGTTCAAACATTTGAAGAAGGAACATTTATTCCTCCTGACACCATTTCAATAAATTGGGAACAGAAGAAGGTAAAGGCTGGGAAACATGCGATTTATGTTGATATTTCTAACAAGGGAACCTTGATTGGTATCAAATATCCATCTAAACTTACACTTAGTTCAGAGGGATTACCTAACAATGGATTTATTGTTGAGAAATGGTTTAGCCGTTACTCAATGTATATCCAAAGTATGGTAAAGGATGAAGAGGGATATATTTGGACAGTTGCCGTTGGTAAAGATGCGGTTTCTGATGATAATACAGGGTTAGAAACAGGTAGAATCTATGTGGTTATAGAAGACCCAAAACACATAAAACCAAGTTGGTATTTTACAATCAAAACTTTTGGTGGAAAGAAATAAGGTATGAAAGATATTTTATCAGGATTGACTGAACAAGAATTACAAAAAATTATGAATCAAACTGATTTGACAATGAATGATGTCATCAGGGAAAGATTGGGTAGGGTTGAAGGAAAAGGTTAGTAATTTACGTTATCTACGTGGGTATACCAACTCATCCAATCAAAATCTATGAATGTCTTTCTATTGGCCAATTTATATTGAATACAAGACCAGATATTGTTTTCGAAAAATTCTATATCCTCTCTCAATGTTTCAAAAATGTAATCATAGTCCGATTTACTAACTTCTTTTTTGAATACTCCGGATTCATCAACAATTTCAATTCTATGAGGTTTAAAATCAACTTGCCATATAATTCTATCGTCTTCAGTATCAAATGTGTTATACCGTTTGAATTCACCAATAACTCTGATACTTTCAGGATTTCTCCAAGCCACTTTATTGAAATTTTTAGATTCTAAACAATTATCAATTTCTTCCTTAATTTGTTTTGGTATGTATATATCCTTAACCGAATTGTCAAATTCAACGAAGTACGTTATTGGTCCTCCGGCTAAAATATTCACAAATCTTTGAAACCCTAAATACTCTTCCGCCAGCCATGTGGTCAAAGATTCCTTGGTATATGGTAAATCATTAGGATTTTCTATCGTATATACCGGAACTTCAACTTCATATCTTCGTGAGTATGGGGTGGTGATAAACTCACCAGTATGTTTAATAATAATACCTTCTACATTAATATCTTTAATAAAGTCAGGTAATAATTTAAAAAATTTCTGAAGTTTCATTGTCTATAAATATAAAGTATAAAATATTTTTTCATATCTTTGCCTCATGAGTAACATTAGCAATTTCAAAAAATATATCTTGGGTCAAGAATTTGTTTTTAGAACTCAAATATTCAAAGGAAAATTTACTTTGGTTAAAGTCAAAGAAAAAAAACTTAAGTATGTAGTTGAGGATTATTATAGTCGATATGACACCAAATACGACATTACCGTTAATTTAAACGAATGTCAGTGGTGGTCCATATCTAACGTTTGGCATTCACCCCCTAAAGGATTTAGAAGGGGTAAAATAGTGGCCAATAAACAACTCAGGGTTATTATTGAAAAGGAGGTAAAATCTATGATGTCATTTATAAATGATAAGAACGGTATTGGTGATATCACCATTAAATGGTTACACGAAAATCAGGGTTTGAATATGTAATAATCAACTCCGAGTTCTGATTGACTTTTCCCGAAGCTAGTTTCCCAAGTTTTCTTATATCCATCAGGTAAGAAATCATAAGCTTGATTTAGAGCTTTACGAATGTCTTTACCCAACTTATGTGATATTTCCGATTTTGTTTCAAATTCTTCAGAACCATACTCACCCCATTCAAATGGTACCAGTGTTGCGGGGGATTTTACTTCTTCACCCCTTTCTACTCTATTCATAAAATACCGTGAGGGTTCCCAAGTAAAAATTTCTGATAGTTTTTCAAAATCCATTATTAACTCAATATATAATGTTGTATTATACTGATACCAAGTATCACTCAATTCCCAACCAAGAATAAAGGGATATACTTTTTTGAGGGCCTTTACAGATAAATCAACTCCTTTTCTAATATTTTCGGGTAATTCGGGATTTTCCATTGTATAATATAAATATTAAGGTTTGATTTTATGTTCAGATTTGATTATATTTTGCGTATGATAAAGAACCACACACCATACGTAGGAAATATAAAGCTAAAATTTGAAAAATACCCACATTACATAGGTGGTAGTGGTGGTTTATTGAATAAAATACATCTCAATCTTGGTTTTACCAAATTAGTTAGCCGTATGATACCTTATCGTAATGAGGAAGGATGGATTGTTAATAGTGAATGTATTAAGTTAATTACCAAATATACTGGTGGTAAGATTGGAACTTATACTTCCCGAGATGGGGAAAATCAACTTCCAAATTCATTTATGTCAAGTAATGGGGTGTATATCGGTGATATTAAAACAGGTTGGTGGTATTACAACAACAAGTTTTATGTTTGTCAGGAATACCCTTCCGGTGTTGCTTTGAAATTGAAAACATATACCCCAAACATTAGATTAAAAAATTATATACTTGATGAGTATGAGCATTTTGTGACCGAGCAAATTGAAAACGATAATGTTGAGGGTTATTTTGGTTATACCCACCGTAGTGGTGCGTTGTTCAAAATAGGTGACAGAGTTTTCGATAACTATTATTTACCAAACAGAAGTGATTACACTCAACAAGAATGGGATAAATTCTATTACGATTATCAGAATTCATTGGATAAGGCAGACCCATTTGATAAGAAGTGGATGATTTCTGATGGTATCAAATCTGTTATCCCGTTTAATAAACGTGGTAAAAAGGTTATTAAAGATTGGAAGGATGCTAGAGAAGCTGCGATTTGTCTTTCAAGACATTTAAGTTAATCAGTAGATACCACAACGTAAGTCCAAGCGTAATCGTTAAACTCTATGGTAAGACCCAATTCATTTGACTCACCATATTTTCCCATATATACATAACAACGGACACCATCTTTATTAACTGCGGTCCATCGTGCCATATTTTCTTCTCTCACATCAATTTGAATGATGTGGTACGTTTGCGGTATTTCGCTGTAAATGTTTATTTCAGCAGGTTCTATCTGTACTAGTACATCACACTTGGTTGGGTATTGATTCCATACTACTTCGGTACCATCATTGTAACCAGTGTAATACATATAAGCTCTACCAAATCTTGTATCTTGTGAAAAAGAAATTAGTGTGAGAAGTGAAAACAGGATTGTGATTATAAAATTCTTCATTTTTGATTTTTTTTACAAATATATACAAATTTATCTAATTCTGTTTATTTTCAAATCAAATTTGTGAGTAAACCAAACTTTGAATCCTTCTTCCCAAACTTTCTGTTCGCTGAACATTCCATTCAATGAATCTTCTAAATCATTATCCGCTATTGTTAATAATGGCGATTCACTTCTTCTCTTGTCGGCAGTTGAGTTTGTACCAGTCCAATAATCTTTGAAGTATAATCTGAATAATAAATCGTCTTCATAGTAATCACCTATATAATATTCAATTACATTGGGGTTTTCGCCCTCAACCTCATCTCCCCACTCATCTCTATATTGGTCGTATGGATTATGGTAATGAATCTCATCACTCTTAAAATAGTCTTCCAAGAAATCGAAAACTAAATTATTGATTCTATTTTCTTCAATTTTGTATTCCATTAAAAATAACTTTCAACACTATTATTCATACACTTCTCAAACTCTCTATTGTCAGGCCATTCAGCTAAATGTGGTACTCTCAACCAATTCATGGGTCCGTAATCCATAGAATCTTTAAGTAGATTAGTGTAGGTAGCAAAATATTCAATTGTATTATCGCTGTATCCATCTCTACCTTTATTCCTATCCAACCAACCCTTAACAACATCATAAACACATTTGGTTACCTTAAATCTTTTACCGTAAGCCGTGATGGTTTCTCTTGTATTATTTTTAGACCAACCATATTTTTTATAAGTGTAAACCTCCCCTTCTTTATTATCAACAACAACACCTTCTAATTCATACCATAAACTTTTATACCACGAATCAACCAAACCATCTCCATAACAACTTGAAAATATCATATTCAAATTACTTCTCACCTCATCCAATTCTTTATTAATCAAATATTCAAGACACTCGTCATCTGACATCAAACGGGTGATTATTTCATCGGTCAATTTTATTTCATTTTCACTACCTTGTTCCTCGGCAATTTCTTTTAATGATTCAGGTGTTCTTTTATATATAGAAAATTTCAGAACTCCCATAGCTTTGAGTTCATTTACAATAAACTCATCAACCACACTTTTCGCGTAGTGGTCCAAATTATCATACACGTCTCTATATTCATCATCCGAATCATAACCTCCATGTTGATAGATATCATATTCACCGCTCAAAATATCTTCAATTGTTTTTTCACCGATGTCTCTATTACCTCTTTGAAACATGCTTGCGAGTTCGGAATAATCAGCGTCATAATAATATTCTTCTCCGACTTTTGTAATATCAGATAAGTAATGTTCTATAATTTCATATATAAAGTCAGGGTCATTTTTATAGAAAGAATATAATAACGAATTTTGAATATATTGAGCCCCTTCAGCAAAAGGGTCTAATAAATCTAACCAACCTTTCTTTTGTAAAAGTGATATGAAGTTTTCCAAACCACCCATGAAATTATCCAAAAATTCTAAATCAAGTTCGTTATTATTGAAGTCATCAATTAAACTTAACAATGCTTCATCTTTTGATGATTTCTTTGGTTCTTCTTGTTCGTACATTTTCAAACTCATATTCATAAATATTGACATAATAACATTTGTTGTGTATATTTGCCGTATGAAAAAATATCTAACACTTAAAAATTTAGGATGGCTTATCACCGCAGTTGTGGTGTTTATGCTTGGGATGAGCGGTTTTGGTAAAATTGCTCACACAGAGGAAATGACAATGAATCTAACTTTATTTTGGTTGGTTCCTCACATGACATGGATTGGTGCTTTTGAATTGACATCATTAGCTCTCTTGGTTTATCCAAGAACGTCCATCTTTGGAGCAATTGGAATTACCGCAATGATGTCAGGAGCGGTAGCTCTACACCTTTCTTATCTGAAAGGTTACGGTGTCTTCATGCCGATTTTAATCGGTCTGTTGGCTTGGTCAGCACATTGTTTGAGGACTTATAAAATTAAGGCCTAAACTGATAGACTAAAAAAATTAACCCCTCCGAAACGAGGGGTTTTTTTATTTTTGAGTATCATAATCAACATCTACACAGATTGGATACATTTTTAATCTTTCTTCTATTGAATATTGGAAATCTTCCTCCACCCAACTTGGTAAGTCGTGTATATGTGCGGTTTCCCAATCCTCAGTTCCTTCAAAACCAACTGAAACGTTGTCGACCGATATATAAACGGTGCCTTCAAAAGCACAACTAAATTGTGGGGTCAATGTTTTCCAAAGTTTAACTTTGGTGACATGATAAGTGATAATAAAATCAACCATGTCATCATTAGAATCAGAGTAAGGTAAACTATAACGACCTTTATATTCTTTGTTACCTTTTAAGTCATCTTTAATTAACTCAATTAACCTTTCAGCTGCCGTTTCTAATATTATTTGTCTGATTTTTCTCATTCACTTTATATTTTAATAAATATTTATCGTTAAATAAAACAAAAAAATAATTATTATGTGCTACACAAGAGAACAAATTGAAAGAGCGGTAAAATCAAAGAATTACAAATGGTTTGAAGACGCAGATAATCAAGGTTATGATGTTAACATTGTTGGTGTTAGAAATAGTCATCCATCAATTAAAAACAAAGTTACAAATGTATTTGATGATTGTCTTACAATCTCATACAAAGATGAATCAGGAAACTGGCAGTTTTACTGTTGGAACGCAACGACTGACCCAGGTAAGAAAGGGGTTCAACAATTCCACAATAAAAAAGGTGTTGCTAGATTGGTTCCTAACCAATACAGAGGTGTTTGGAAAATAGACAAACATCAGGGAAAATATGAGGCTCTTTGCCAAAGATTAGGTGAAGTTACCGTTTGGAGAGACGCTAACAAAGATTTAATTTTTGAAGAAAAAGTTACCGATACTGGTGTATTCGGTATTAATATTCACAAAGCAGGTCAAGACTCTCAGTGGGTTGAAAACTGGTCTGAAGGTTGTCAAGTATTCAAAAGAGTAAAGGATTTTGATGCGTTTATGTCAATTTGTAGAAAAGCCGCTAAAATTCACGGTAACAAATTCTCATACACTTTGTTGGAATCGACTGATATTTCTTAATCGATAATTAATTTTTCAACTCCTATCTCATAGCCGGTTGTTTCTGTGATTTTTTGATGTAATAATTCATAGATACAATCGGCTATTTCTCCTTCTATCTCCCATCCATACTCTTCGTTATTCAAAGCATCTTTTAATGATTGACTCTCACCTCCTACCATGATTAATATTACAGTGCCGTTTTCAATGTCAGGTTTGGCAGTTACATAAATTTCACCCGTATCTTCCTCAACCGTATAATCAATAACACTAAAATCAAAGTTATAACCACCACAATAATTAACGGTGAAGTTTTTTTCTTTCAACATTTCAATCGCCTTTAATTTCGCATTTTTACCTCCATACCAATTTATTAACATTCTATAGATATTACCCCTCCTCAAGACATTTCCACCTATTTCTAAACCAAAATTGGTAAAACCAAACAACTTAAAAAACATATCGTCAACTTTGGGTCCATTCTTATCCCAATACTTAAAAAACATTTTTTGAGCTTTGTCGTAAGCACTTAATCTATCTTGTTGTTCTTCAGTGATTATAAACTTCATAATTATGTTTTTTTAATTTCAATTTTTTTCTTTTCTTCATCATTTAAACTGTTTAAAAAACTCTGTAATTGTGTTGTATCTTTTATGTTTTCGACAAAAGCATTAAATTTGGTCGTTCCGAAATTTTGTTGTCCCCACCTAAAAAATTGCTCTACCCCTTCATTTTTTAAAACAGGTAGTCCACTTTTATATATCATTTCTAACATTTTCATAAATTCATTTTGTTCCATTCCGTATAATTTGGCAAACCTCAAATATTTTCCTAATGCCAAAGGGCTGGTTATTAATTGTACCATACCCATAAAATTATCTCCTTTTTTTATGGATTCAATACCTTCATAAGTACCTTTGGCCGCCACCAAATACGGACCGATATATGGAACAAACCATAAGGATAAATCTCTTAAAAAATTTGTTAAAGTAGGATATTGCTTTTCAAATTCTTTTTGACTAGTTTTCATAACTTCAGGATAACCTCCTGAAGAATATCCTAACTGTTCATTTATGATTTTATATTGGCGTTCGTTAATAATAAACTTCATATTGATAAATATAATCGTAATTACTATTTTTAGGTATGGCTCACCCATTACAACACGCAAAATCTTCAGTCAAAAAGTTTGGTGGTAAGGTAGAAGATTACATAGATATTCACAATTGGTTCGATGAAACCAAAGCATGGATTGGTAGTTCATATCATAGAATAATGAGACACCACTCTGAAGGAATATTTGAGTGTGAAAAGAAGTTTGGTATGTCATTCGTAAATAGTGACGGTAAAACTGTATATACTCGTTACGTTGGGGAGCAACACGTTAAGGAGGATTGTTATAATCATATACCATCGGCTCGTGAATGGATACAAGCCATAGAATCCAAAGAAAAACCAATGTGGATGTTACGAACATTGGACTTAAATTTAGATTAGAATATTTATTGGTATGGTAAAAAATTTGAACTTAAGTCCTGAACAATTAAAAACACTTAAATTGTTCTCATATTATTGTGGTAGTCACGGAGCTAAAACCGCCTTCGGGTATGTTTATCTAGCCGAATATGGTACTATAGACTACGTAGATAACTATTGGTATTCAGATAGTGGCACAAGAATCGACACTTACGATAAGATTAGTGATTTGATAGAATATATTATTCGTGGCACAGAAATGTTAGATTATTACGATTATGAAGGAAATGGAACATTAATATTCGAAATAGATGTAAATGAACGTAAATTGAAGATTGATGGATATCACAAAGAATATTCTACTAACGACTCTAAATATGAATGGTCCGATGAGGAAGGTGATTTCGAGGGTGTTATGGATGATGTATTTAATGAATTGGGTGGTGATACCGCAAAATTAGAATTCAACGGTGGTGGTGATTCAGGTTATATTGGCGACCACATGGAAGTTTTCGGTGTTGGTAATAAACCAGTTCCCGCCTCTTTAGAAGATTGGTGTTACGACAAATTACCAGGTGGTTGGGAAATTAATGAGGGTTCTCAAGGTAAATTCATTATAAATTCTAAAGAAAGAACAATCGAATTGGACTATGAAGAAAACGTTGAGGATGAATTAAGTGATGGAACAGTTGGTTACGTTGAGTTTTAAGATTTTTTTGGGTTGTGAACCAAAATTGTTCTGAAAGTATCTAAATTAATTCTTTCTTTTATTTTTTTCGAAAGTTTGTCTTTTGTTTCAATATCCATCTTACCATTGAAATAAAATTTCAAAATAGGTACAGCATAATCTTGGTCCCAAACAATCTCAATATCCATTTGTGGTTCAACTTCCTTAGCAATTTTTTCTATTTCCTTTTCATATTCATCTAAATACTCGTAATTCTTTGGAAAGAAAGCCGTTTCATACTTTATTTCATCTCCAAAAAACTTTTTTGCTTCATTCACCATACGATTTAAAAATACTCTTGAGGAAACCAATCCTGGTATTCGGTGAGCCATTCTAAGGTCAGTCCCTAAAATTTTTCGACGATAATTCGTATCAAAACTAGGATTATTGTAGTCAATTTTTGGGACATCAACGTATAGAATCAAAAACTTCTGCCCATCATGTTCTTCGATTTTCAAATCGCAATCAGAAACGTCTGAAACGGTAGAAATGTATGATAGTACTGAATTATCTAATCTGTTCATTTGTTTATAAATATCATTAAAAAATAAACCCCCACTGTTAAGTGAGGGTCAAAGATAAGAATAATTGTTTTACTTCAAAAACTTAAGTTTGTATAATGTCGAATAGATTAACTCCTGAACGGTATCTATTTGATTTTGTAGGTATGATTCTTTAACTGATTTACGTGATTTCTCAATAATCGAATCAACCTTCTCAAGATAAGATATAACTTGTTTTACGTTCTCATAATCTTGTGTCTTATCGATACTATATCCTTTGATAATTCCGTGTTTTCCTTGGTAACTTTCAACTAAACCGTCAATCAAGTCACCTATACCATCGTAGTATCCACCTAACGCCATATGTTCAGCAAATGATGATTGTGAGTCCGTTTGAAGATGAAAAATATGTACTTGAGTTCTGGAGTGTAATGCCGCCGATATAATGTCTTTCATTCCTCCTGATGGTTTTTCTTCCTGTTCTAACAATCCTCTCTTCTTAACTTCTTCGAGGAGGGCTTGTTTTAATTTAGATTCGTCTTTCATTTGAATATTTTACTATAAATATTACCTTTTGTCTAATTTCAGGGCAACATCACCTTCGATTGAGAAAAATCTTACGTGGCTCTTGAAAAACTTATAAACGTAGTAATTTATGATTTTGTCTGTGAGGTAACCGAGAGATGGTTTATCGTAATAAAACCCTTTGAATTTATGGTAAGTTGGTAAGATTGTGTCAGTGTTATCTTTTTCGTAATAATCCAAAAAAACCTCTATTGTTTCACCTTTTGGTAAAGGTATAACGATTGGGTTTTTACTGTGTATTTTTAGAATCATCTCCATCTGTTATCGCCAAGTATCTTTTTTCGAATTCATTGATGTTATCAAGACCAACTTCATTGATATGGTCTAACACATCATCTAAAAAAATATTACTTTTAACGAAACTATCAATATCTTCAAATAACTTTTTTCCGATTAATTCGGGATATTTGAAATATACATCAGAAATATCATAGATATCAAAGATTAACTCCAATCTATTAAGCATTTTTTCTACTTTCTTTTTGTTTTCTTCATCCACCAGTAGAATATCATGAACAACGTCATAATCATCTATAATGCTTTCATTTGGCACTTTTTCAGACAACTCTCTTGTCCATTTCTTTTCTTCCTCCGTCATCTTTTGATACAATAGTTTGTCTAACGCCTCTATTCCAAGCGCATACTGTATCTTTATCAACTTCAAACTTTTAGTGTCCATAAGGTTATCATTTACCTATCACCAACTCATCATAATTAAGTTTATCCATCCCTGTTGTTTGATTGTCATCAACAAATTCATCATACATATAATTCTTCACCACAGCAATGATACTCTGCTCACATTGAGCAATCTTACTTTCTTCCCAGTCTTCCAACTGTTCATTATCATCCATCGATTCCCACATTTTATAAGCCAACGTGGCAATTGTGAATAATTGTTTTTTAGTTATAGAATCTTCACCTTCGTGATTTTCCTTCACGATATTAACTAACTTATTTAATTGTTCTTGGGTAATCAGGATATTTTTCATTGTGTTCTTTTATTATAAATATAAAAAAAAGGAGATTTCTCTCCTTTTTTTGAGCCCGTTCCTTTGGGTCCACCACTTAATTTTAGGACAAATCAAGAAACCATTATTTATGTTTAACCTGTACGTCTTTAATGTGGATAGTTTTATTCAAAGTATCCAATTCTGCCTTAATTTCTATTTCATCCTTTGGTTTTTCTTTTGGTTCACCCAGTACAACCGCATCATACATTGTTTTAATTTGTACAACAAACAATACAAACATAGTAGCACCTGCGAATATCAAAAGTTTGATAAGACGTTTCCAATGTTTAGTTATGATGAAGACAGCAATCCCCGTTGCCAATAACCATCCAAATGTATTTGAATCTAATATCATCGTGTTACGAGTGCTTCAATTTTACTTTTTACAATATCTGACACTCCAAGAGTTTCAATTGAAGTTGTAATAATAGAATCAACTAAAATTCTGTGAGGAATATGTACCAAAAACTCAACTCCATTAAAGAATGACAAATCATTCTTGAGCTCAATACAACCTTGTATCATCTTTAAGAATAACTTGAATTGTATTGGGTCAACAAAATTCTCGTTGAGGATTGTGCCAAACTTTTCGTTCTGAATTTTTACGGTGTGGGTTATTGTTGTCATCAGTGATAATTTTTACAAAGATAGTCAAAAAACTTAATCCTCCAACTTTTTTTCTCTTTCTAAATCTTTTTCTTTTAGTTTTTGTTTCTTTTCGTAACTTTTGTTTCTACGTCCCAAAACTATCGTACATTTAATACTACCTCTATCATTAGTAAAGAAACTGAAAGGTACCATTGTCAAACCTTTTGTTAATTCTTTTTCCAATTTTGTTAATTCATGTTTTTTTAACAAAAGTTTTTTGTCTCTGTTAGGTTCTTCGGCGTTATTTATTATGACATTTTTAACAAAAAGTTCTCCGTCTTTGAAATAACAATATCCATCAATAAACGAAAAATGCCTTTTCTTTATTTCCTTCACCTCAATTCCTTTAAGTACTATTCCCGCATCATAGGTCTCGATGAAGTCATATTCAAACTTAACTTTCTGTAATTTTACTTCGAAATTTTTCATAATGTGACAAAGATAATCAAAAAAGAAAAACCCTAACAGTTTTTCTTTCAAAAAAATGTTAGGGTTCAATATTACCAACTATAAAGAAAGGGTTGTTGGGCGTTTGTGAAAGATAAATATATTGTAATTTTGAAAAATTCACGATTTTTTCAAAATATTTTTGATTAACGACATCAATTTATCATTTTCATCGTGTTCGGGTAAATTATCTATACCAAAATACCCACATTCAGTATGTTCGTCTCCGTCAATAGCGTTTTCCAAATCAGGTTTTACTTTCTTATTTACCTCCCATAAAAACACATACATCAACCCTTTTACTTTTTTACCGTCACGAGTTGTTCTATTAATAAACCCACAAAGCTCAATCTTATCTTTTACTTTAACATTTGTCTCTTCATGAAATTCTCTTTTAGCCCCCAAAGTAGGGTTTTCATCATCTTCTAATCTTCCGGCAGGTATGGACCAAACACCAGGTAAATCATTATCAGCGTTTCTTTTACACAATAAAACTTCATCTTTGTGCTTAACAATTATCCCAGCGTACCTTTTTATGTTCTCCATTCAGTTTTCGTTATATTTATGTTTATGATTATAAGTATAAATAATCGAAAATTCAAAGTCAAAACTGTTTTCACTCCTGAACACACTCAAAAGGGAATGATGGGTAGAAAATTCGGTCCTGATTTTAACGGAATGTTATTTTTAATGGATAATTCTGAAAATTGTTTTTGGATGAAAAACTGTGTAATCGATTTAGATATAGTATTCATTAAAGATAACCAAATCACAAAAATATTTCACAGTTGTCCCCCATGTAAAGGTGATGACTGTAAAAACTACTGTAGCGAGGGCGATACTATTTTAGAATTGAGGGGCGGTAGTTGTAAAAGGATGAATATATCTGAAGGTGACTTCGTTGAGTTTTAAGAATTTGTTATCTTTTCTTTTAACAGTCTAACAAACTCATTCTGTATCATTTTTGTAAATTTAACATATGGACTATCATCCTTATCAGGGTCATACTTGTACTTACCTTTTGGTGGTCTATTACTTCTACCCAAATAATTAAGACCTGATATGTTAGTTATACATTTATGACCCCCTGAACTCGCGTCAATTAAATCCCAAGCGTTTACAGTTACCTTATCTAACATCTCTCTATGTTCTTCAGGTAATTCACTAAAAGGTACTTCCATCATCTCACCAATGTGGACCAATTCTTCTCTACCGTTTTCTTTGGTCTTATAATTCTTACCATACAATGCCACAAAATCCTTAAATGTAAAACCTACCGACTCAGGACCAAATCCTTTCGTATTTTCAGAAATCCATTTAATTGTTGAGATTGGTATTTCTCTCTCCTTGAGTTGGCTTTCCCATTTAGATAATACCTCATCTTTGATTTTTCCTAAATCGATTCCTTTTAACGCCCTTTCTTTCTTAAAAGGATTACATGATGCTTGTACTAATCCCATTGGCCAAGCAATAACTAAGAAATCCTTATCAGGATTATTTTTAAAAGGTGTGTATCTATCATAAGAACCTGGTTTCACCATACTATCACCACCATATTGTACAATTATGTTTCCGTCGATTTTAACATTTGGTGAGTCTTTCATCTGTTGAAAATACATCTCTTTGTTCTTCTCCAATTCAGGTATTTTAGCATATCCCTTCTCAACCATTATTCTTTTAATGTTTTGAAGAATACTCATTATAGATGGTTTACACACCATAACCAATTCCTCAAGAAACCCTGGTTTGTTTTTGAATGCTAATAACAATTTGTTAGTAACAAGTCCTAACATCATTTTATTCCGTTTTAAGGAATTATCTTTATCTAAACGAAAAACATAATTAATCACATCATCAATTGAGATATTTTGAGATGCGAAATTTGCCGAATCCACAGTTGAAATCAGAAGTATGTCTTCACTGGGGAATACTTCTTTTGGTGAAACTATTTGTGATATGGTTTCAACGTTTGACCTTGACTGTCTAAACGATGTTGATTTCGTATCTTCGGCGCCCGCTTGTCTATCGTGGTGGTCTGTATGAATAACGAACATTGGTTTTCCGTGTGCGAAATCTACCAATACAGGCATCGTATCTCCTTGAGCGTCGTTCTTCTTAACGGAGAATTCTTTATCACCATATTGTATTACGTGAGCATCAACAACCTTAATACCATGTTGTTCCAAATAGTTCTTCATGGCGATTGCCGTTGTTACACCATCCAAATCTTGGTGAAAGTATATTTCTGCTTTTGGGTACCTTTGGGCTAATTTATTAATATCCCTAATACCACTTTCGTTAATTAATTTTTTCATGTAAATAAAAATCCAAAGATATCATCGCCACTTTTATTATTTGTTTCTTTTGGTGGTTCAGGCGCCGAAACTTCCTGAGAATATTCGGGAGACGGTTGTTCTGTAGTTTGGATATCTTCATTCCAATTTTGTTGAGCCTCTGGCGTATTATTGTATTCGGCCATTTTAGAATCCAAATCTTCAATTTTATTTTCAAGTTCATCAGGACCAACAAAATTAGCAACACCTAAAAAATCTAACAATCCCAAATACCATTTGGTTTTTCTCATCAAAGCTCTTGTTGCTGGATTTCCCCACAATCTAGGAACTCCGGCAGATATTTTAGATGATAAAGTAGCGTCTGACTTCATGTATTTTAACCAACTTTGTCCCCCTTTGAAGTCTCTAAACCCTCTATATGTCGTCGCCGAATCCAATGCGGCTTTTAATTGTTTTGCCTCAGCAGCACTTAATTTTGAACCTTGTTTCGCCAACTTACTTGATTTTGCAGTAAGCCTTGTCGCAGTTTTTGCACCTGCTGACATAGTATTATTAGCATCTTTAAATAATTTGATATAATCCTCAACACCTTTAACAAAACCCGGTCCTACACCTGGTATCTTTTTAACTCCTTTTGCCAAAGGTTCAAGTACTTTTGGTGCCCAAGTATTAACTTTAGTAAGAAGACCTGCTAACGGTCCTCCTTTTTTAGCAATTTGAGCCATCTTAGTGGCATCACCGGCCAATGATGCGGCTTTGAATGCTTTCGCTGAAGCCCCTCCCATCTTAAACAAACCAATAACTGGTTTAGCAATTAAGTCACCTACATAAGGTAATACGGAAATCCATGACAAAACGGCAAATAACTTATCACCTTGTCTCCAATAACTAATACCGTTAATTAAATCAACCACACCAGTTGGGTCAAATATGCCAACAATATCCCCCAAAGTATTGTACCACTTTGATTCGCTAATTAAAATTGATTTTTCAGGATATTGGATTTTTAACATCTCCAATACCATTTTTTTATCTTTATTTGACAATTTTTGCCATTTTTCTTCAATAACTTTTTTTTGTTCTTCTTTGTAGATTTGAACCATTTTTTCCTGTAACTCTGATTCGTTAAGTGTTTTCGACATAGGATTTTTTATTATAAATATCTAAACAAAAAAAAGAGGTCACAAAATGTGACCCCAATATTAAAATTCTATTTCTTGTTGTTTTTTTAGATTGATAAACGATTGTATTCGTTCTCGAGATATTTCAGCATAATTATGACTTAACTCAATTCCTATCCATCTTCTATCTAAAGTTTCTGCCGCCACACAACTTGTACCGCTCCCGTTGAATGGGTCAAGAATAACGTCATTTTTATAACTCAATATCTTAATTGCCTTTGTTGGGATATCCATTGAAAATGTCGCCTTTGTCATTGGTCTACTATCGTTGAGGTACTTCCATTGACCGAACACCAATTCCATAAATTCTTTCTTATCCTGTTCAGTATACAACATTTTAGTTTTACCTTCCTCGGTTTGAATTGGTTCTCCTTTCCATTGTGGCTCTCCCTTCACTTTCTTAATATGATGTTTCTTATAAGCAAGAATTACACACTCCTTTGGGTTATAGATATAAGGACTTGATGGACTCATCCAACTTCCCCAAGCGGTTGTCTTACTGCGGTGTGGACTATCTTCTTCCAAATCTACAATACCGAAAAACTTAAATCCAATTTCTTTCATCACCTGATAAACTTCAGACACCAAAAAGATTCTTCCACCCTTTTCTTGACGATTAATTTCATATGGAATATTAACAGCAATACGACCATCATCCTTTAATACCTTGTAGGCTTCGGCCATCCAGTTACGAGTAAAATCCAAATATTGACTTATCTCCATATCATCATCGTGGACATCATATTTAATGTTTACTCCGTAAGGTGGTGAGGTGACAATCAAGTCAACGAATGAATCGGGCATCTCTCTCATTACTTCAACACAATCACCGTTGATTACTTTATTTATATAATTTTCTATCATTTTTCTAAATTTTGAATTTTTCTGTCCAAATACCATAAAGCCTTTTTTAAATCTTGTAGTTCTTTACTTGGGTCCTTTTTACCGGCACGAGCCACATATTTAACCACATTGAATAGATATGCGTCATGGTCAAGTCCCCATGCTTCCGCAACCTTTACAACCTCATACGCATTTTCCTCCCCACCATAGTGGTCAGGATGATTAACCATTTCTTTTGACATAATTATTTACTTTTTACAACGTAATACCCCTTTCCATACTTACTCTCCTCAATCAATCCTTCCTCTATCATTTCACTAATCAATCTTTCGGTTTCAGTCATTGATGTTCTCAACAAATGTTTAGATATGTAAGTAATATGCACAGGTTGTCTTAATTTAGACAGGAGTTTTTCAATTATTGTGTTTTTTTCCATCGATAAAAAGTTTAATATTAGTATCACTTAATCCTTGTTGATAAAGTTGATACACTTCACTAGCTTTATTATCCATAAATAACAACGCATCGGCGGAAAATAATCTTTTTAACGAATCTCCATTTTTTAATGTATTAGAAATCGTTTCCTCCGATATGAATCTTTTATTAAACCCCATTTGTTATTAGTTTTTTTTCTCTCTCTAACCTTTCAATCTTCGCACTTTGATTAATCAAAGATACTATCTTTCTTTTAGCAATCGGAACCAAAGTTTCAGCAATTGGAAATTTTTGTGTGGATAAAATTTCAAACACCGGAAAACTTTTTTCTTTCTTGGTTTTATAGGTTTTAGAAAATTTAGAGATTAATTGTGTTATAGTCAAATCCTCTCCATCACCATTATACATCATTTTAACATGTGTCTTTGTTAGATTAAAAGAATTCCTAACTCTCCGAATATCATATCTCCAAACATAAGTCATACCCTCATCTCTGTAATAAAAAAACCCTGATTTAGATTTAAGATTGTTTCTATTTCTTTTGATATTAACAGTCAAAGAATCATATACTAAAGTCCATATAGCTTTAACCATATTGAAGTAATCAAATAACTTTGGTTGGACATTTTTTAATATTTTTTTGAATTCTACCTGTTCTTCATCTGACATTACCGGTAAGTCATGTACAACTAAATCAGTAACCACCAGTTCGTCATCGTGAGATAAAAACTTTTTTTTGGTTTTTAAAATTCTATTTTGATTGATGATTGTTTGGATGTTACCCAAATGAACGGAAACCTCAATGAACATTGGGTATAACTTAATTTCTTCCAAGAAAACATTCATTTTCTGAAAATAAGCCATCAACTTGTATTCTTTTTGTTCAGCATCGATTGACCCCGTAATAATCCATTCGGGGTCCATGGCAAACTTTATTTTCTGGGTCTTATTCATACTACAGAAAATATACAAAATAAAAATGATAAAAAAAAGATTTAATTAATTCTCATGATATAGTAATGCGTACCATTAACTTTTTCCGTATCAACAACACCGTCATATGAACCCATAATAGCATATCCATCACTTTCTACTAAACCTCGAGCCAAGGCATCCATATCAATATATTCACTTATATCCGCACCAAATTCGTCCAATGACGCCCTTGGGTCTGCCATTTTTTCAGAGACCCAATATTCAACTTTGTCTTCCACCATTTGAGTTGTAACTTCACCTTCAGGAACCATATTATCAATTTCTTCTTGTGAGTCATCAATATGTCCTTGAATTATCCTTATCTTTTCTTCAATTTCATCCCATTGTTTTTTATATTCATCAAAGTCTTCAATCGTATTGTTAAGGTCATCTTGTTTTCTTTTTAACTTTTCAATGACACCTTTAACATTTTCAATATATTCTTCCAGTTCTTCTCTACGTCTATCCTGTTCTTCGGTGGTCGGCATTTCACTTTCATCAAAATATACTTCAGGATTCTGTCTTACATCATCGTAAAAAACATCTCTGAAATAATCTTCAATGGAGTCAGTGTCCAAATAATTTTCTAAAAAATGCATTCTAAAACCTTCAACCCCAACCTCATCAATATAATTTTTAGCGTATTCAAATGCCGCATCATCCATTTCATCTTCATCACCAACCGCATATTCTCTACCTTCCGCGTCACTACTAATAACTTCAAATTGTTGGAGTCCATGATAATCGTAGTATAGTGGTATTAGGTTATATACTGTTACCATTTCACCTCTTAATTCTTCGACTCTGTCTTGTAATTCAGATAAAGTGTTGTATAACTGTTTAGCCCTTTCTTCGTCCTCACTCTGTTCCATCTCATTAGTAACTCTCCTGATTTCATTTTCAAGATTCTTTAATTCATCAAGTTGTTCTTCATCAGGTTCTTCGATTTCTCTATCTTTAACCAACATATCATATAGAGCATTTGCCTTTTCACCTAGTTCAGTAATATCAGGATTATCGATATCCCACTCCTTATTGAATCTTCTCTCCTCGGCGCTTTGTAATTTTTTTCTTCTTTCTTCAGCTTTACGTCTTGCCTCCCTCGGTGTTCCAGAGTCCCAAGTATAATTTTTAACTTCAACACCTGACAAATCACTTATGTTTGTATGTCTAATATCTAATCTACCCTCAATATATTTAACATTACCTAATGAATCGGTAGGTGTATCATTTAAAATCAAATCACCAGTAATCCAAATTGGTTTACCTCCAAACATTTTTAATTTTGTTACACTTTTTCCGTGATATCCACCGAACTTCATCAACTCTGAAAATTCTTCTGGTGAAATTTTGTAGTATTCTTCCTCACTTTGCTCGACAAGCGTAATCCTCAAAAACTTCTTAAATTCACTTTCCGTGAGTTTTATTTTACCCATAGTACTGATAAATATTTTTATTTCGTAAATAAAGCAATATTCTTTACAAATTGTCTCAAATAAAGATATTTATGTTTATAACGATAAGAAATAAACTACCTAAAAAAACTAATCACATGGGATGTGGATGTAAAAACAAACAGGCAGAAGCTCAAGCGGCACCTGCTCAACCAGCACCTGGTCAAATTCAAACGCCTCAAAATAACCAAACTGTTCAAGAACAGGTAAATAAGGTTGTTGAGAAGTATTATAAGAAATAATATGAATGGGATGTTGGGTGTAAAAAAAATTAAAGGGGGAATTTATTCCCCTTTTTCTATTTAATATGTGGATTTTTTTCACTATCAATTTCAAAACAGTTTTATGAAGTATATTTATCCTAATTACAGAATCGGTATCGTTAATAAATTCGCTGATTATATCATGTCGGAAATATCTAAAGATGGTAATCCATACACTGAAATTAGAGTAACACAATTTGAGCCATTCTTTGTTGTTGAGGGCAAAACATCATCAAAGAAAATAATTGATTTAGATTCAATCAAAGAATCATTTTTTGAAAAGATGAAATCTCAATTATCTACATTAGGTATCAAAAACATTAATACGATTGATTTAATCAAATATGACTGTGAATACTTACATCGAGAAAAGAAAGAATTTTGTTTTGAATTTTTCAATAGTGTAAGACCTATATTCCATGAGAGAGTTTTAAATTATGTATATAATCATTCTGACATTTGGGAAGCGGTAGATTACACGGATAAGCTTTTGATATACACCAATGAATACATTGAAAAACCAATAGATTATTCATTTAAAGACATTAGAGGTTCAAGACAGTCTGAGTTCCCATATGGGTATAGTCTAAACAACGGTAGGTCTGCATTTTATTACTGTGAATACATCGCGTATCAGCTATTCAAAGCAATTAAAGCAACAAACATGTCAATAAAATATACCGACGTTATTGATGAGGAAACAAACGACCCTATTATCGATATATTAAGTAACTCCCCATATATGAATGAGAAAATTAAATCGATGGTATTGGACGTGTTCGATTTTAATATTCAAAGATTTGAGAAAAAATATCTCAAGGGTTACGATATAAGTAATGATTTAGACACACAACTAGAAACCAAACCTTGGTTAGTTGGTGACAAGATATCTGAATTATATATTATCTAAACTCGTTTAGAATAAGAAACCACCTGATAAAAATCTTTCTTGCCATTACAGAAGTCCCTAACTAACTGTAAAAGATTTTTAAACATGAAAGCACCAGGAGTTTGTTTTTCACACTTAATGAATAACTCAATAAGTGCTGACAAAAATTCCACAGATAAATGACCCAAGTTATCTATGGTTGTATAAGTATCACAGAAATACTCATTGTAGATTAATTCGTAGTTGTCTCTCTCCTCGGTTGAATTGAATGGTTCTATCTTATCATATAATTCAATCCAATCAGAAACAAAGTCACACACATCGGATGATGAATGACTAGATTTAACAATCAAATCAACAATCCAATGTGTGTGAGATGGAGCTCTCAATCTTTTGTTTGGTGCTTTATATTTGACAATAAAGTCCAAATCGGGGTTCGCTCCTCGAGACCCTTGATATATCACTAAAATATTTCCGTCATCTAAATCCCATTTCTTTATTGGTATGTGTAGTTGTCCGTGTTTGTTAAATGATAGATTCATCCGTTTAATTTATTTTTAATAATTTGAATACCTTCTTCTATTGTATTGTAGTGTTTGTCAGGAACAAAACCTTCTGACTTTGGTTCCCCATATGGGTCATCAATAATCATGAATGCCGGAACAAACTCACTACCAGTTGCTTCAACAAACAATTGATATTCGTCGGCATGAGTATTGATATTTCTCTCAACAAACTCAATCTGACTCTCAACCAATTGGGTTTTCATCATCTCACAAAATGGACAACCGTCCATTGTGAAAACTATAACTAACTTATCCATTTAACAAATTGTTTGCTAGGTCCAAAAGTGCGTTTTCTTGTAACAAACCAACTCTTGTGTTCATTTCTTTTCCGTTAGCGAAACTCTTAATTGTTGGTACGCTACGAACACCCAACGATACAACCATATCACGATTGTTATCTACGTTCATTGTATAAAGTTTAACATCTGAATTTTTTGATGCCAAATCTTGGGCAACCTTTTCGTAAATCGGTTTCAACATTTTACAGGGACCACACCACGCGGCGTGAAAATCCACTATAAATTTTTCACCATTATTCATTTTCTCTTGGAGTTCTTTGCTTGTAATTTCCATTTTTTGCTTTAATTAAATTATTTATTGTAAATTCAGCAACACTGTATCTATCAGGTGTTGTCATTATAAATATTTTGACTTTATTTTCTCCTAATTTTTCTACATAGAAATGAATACCTGACGCGTCATACTCGATATATTTTTCTATAAAATTAACACCTTTGTCAGTGAAAATTGATTTAAACCAAATAGTATATGACCTTGTCGTCAATTTGTCAAAGTTATCTACACTATCATAATCAAACTCAATAATTGAGGGATATTGTCCAAACTTCTGTCTAAACTTATCTATACAATGTTGTGGTACTTTTTCCATAATTAAAATTCTTCTAGCAAAGGTATTGCGATATCATTTATGTTATTAACTCTTTTATCCTCCCACTCCAATGAATTATCCGAAGAATCATAAAATCTCATTAATGGTCTATTAAGTCTTATCTTATTATAATCAACAAATTTAGACTCTGATGTGAATTCAATATATCCAATTTTACACTTTATCTTTGGTGTATCAAATGTATATACCAAATCATTAATTCTTTTATCTAATATAGGTAAAATGTTATCCCATTCCAAAGTTAGTGATTTATTAAATCTTCCGAGGGTTTGTACTCTCTTAAGTTCTATAACAGTATCAAAACTAATTCTAAACTCAATAGTCGCTCTTTCTTTAGAATCAGGACTATCTTTTCTCAATGATACTATCAAAGCGTCAGGTCGTTTGATATAACCTTTAACACAGTTAGATTGAATAAATGATTCGTCATTATATTCTGAGGAACTTTTCAGAATTACAGGATAGAAAGTTTTCCCATCTGTAAATATTGGTTTGGTAACCTCACTCTCAAATTTATCGTTATATATTCTATCGAACGTTCCTTTGGTATAAAAGTCATTTAACTCCGTCCAATTCAAATGTTCTTCCCTAAACTCATCATACGTTGTCGAGGTCCATTTGATGTTTTCATAGTTTTTCAAGTTAGTATAGAAAATGAAATGGTCCGCAAATGTTTGGGGATTAATTTCATCGTTAATAACCAATTTGAATATTTCAAAAATACAATTGCGTTCTTTCTTTGAGTGTATTGAGGCAAAATTCATATTAAGAAAATCCCCCATACAAGTTGTCTCAAATATATTTTGTAGTTCGTCATCAGACTTTCCCAAAAGATAATCTTTACCAAAGAAACGGACTGCCTTGTGATACACCAAAGGGTTAAAGTTTTTAATCTTATGTAATACTCTACGTATCTTATCACCCTTTAAACCATTAATCTCCATTATCACATTGAGATATCTATCACCATACTTCTTGAAGTCTTTCGCCTTTGGTTGGGGAAAATGACAAGAAAATGAAGACCAATTGTCGGATAACTTAATATTCTTTTTGGTTAAAATAGTCTTATGGATGGTTTTAGTACCATACTTTTCATTGTCATAAACTACGCCAGGTATGTTATCTATAAACGTACTTAACAAATCATAAAAACCATTTTTGGTGGTTTTCTTTTCAGGTAAATTTTCATGAACAAAATGAAACCATGTTATGTATTTACCCAACAAATCATTTACCGTATCGTTAGAAAATGACACAATCTTAACTGACTTATTAACTTTTTTCTTTTTATGATATCCATTTACAATTCCCGTATAAAGACAATTCTTTTTGAAGTTATAGGTCATGTAAACACAATTTGTAGTAATTCTTACAAACTTCTCATCAGGTCTTCGGTTTCTTGAATACAAAAAAAACTTTAATGTTATCCTCTCATCATCCGCAGCAACAACACCAGTCATCCTTCTATGAAATAGATTATACAAAGGATTTTTGAAGTTTTCCTCAAATACCTCCTTGCTCGTGTGTTTTTGTTTTAGTGAGAACGATAATCTTCCCTCCCAAAACCTCCCATTTGAAAGGGAAAAAATATTTAAGTCGTCTTGTTCTTCGGTAAAAGTTAACTCATTGAAGTCGTGATGCTCCAACGACACGAAGGTCTCAAACCTTTTTGATAGAAGTTCAGTCATAGAATAAAGTTATGTAGTATTAAATATAGATTTTTATATCTTAAAAAATTTTTTTCAAATATAAGTAATTTTGTTAATCTGACTGTATTAATTTGATTTCAAATCTATTTATTAAGAAATAAGATACATATTTATTTTTTTATAGTCAAATGAAAAAAGTTATCAAACTCACTGAATCTGATTTGTTTAAAATTGTAAAAAAAATAATTTTAGAGCAAACCAAATTTAAAACTAACACATTGAAGCCTGAAGAACAAAAAAAATATGCTCAAGGAATGAATCGAATGCAACAAGTATCCAAACAACAACCAGTCACCCAAAATACCCCAATTAAAAGTCAAAGCGTTGTCAAAACATACGATTTGAACCTCAACAAATATACTTGTACCACACCTGAAATTTCAACAGCTGCGGTATCTGTAATTTCTGAAGGTTTTGACCCACTTTACGTAAAATATGCAATAGGAATAATTGGTAGAGAATCTGATTTTGGTAAGGTTATGGGTATGTACGGTATTAAAGCAGCACCAGAATACTTGATGAATAAGCTTAGTGATACAATACCGGGTTTTAGTGAGGTTTTGAAATATGGGGCTAAAAAAGTTTTTAATAAAGATAATTGGGTTCCGAGTATGGGAATTGCTCAAATGACTCCAGATATCGCAAAAAAATATGGAGTAGATTTGGAGGAATTGATGTCATTATCAGGTTCACTTTTAGCAGTTACTAAACACCTTATAAATTTATACGAAGAATTAACCCCATATTATGATAGTAAAAGTCCGTCTAAAATAATAAACCAAGGTCAACTCATAGATAATCCATCTTCATCAAATAATAGTGTTATGGATGCCGCAATTATGTCATATAATTTAGGTTCATCTAGATTTAAGAAAAAATATTGTAAAACAAACAATCCTGAATTTATGGCTCCGTGTGATAGTATTAATGGTGTATATCAACCATTTCCTAAAGATAAACCTGATTTGGTACTAAAAGTAGATAAAAACCAAGTTATAAAAAACTATATTCCAAATATCAAAACTGATACAACTACAGTAACCCAAAAAGCAATTAATTTAGTTTCAGATGAACCAACAATTCAATATATTAGCAGTTTAGGATATTTGAAGGAGGTCGTTAATACAGCTAAAAGTTTATCCTGTATAAAATAATAGAATAAAATAAAATACGTTAATCAAAACACATTTTGTGTTTTGTTTTAATTTTACTTAATTTTCGAGCTTCTACTTCCATTGGCCCATCAAACCTACCGTACTTTTTGTACTCAGATAAATACGTAGAGTAAAATCCGTAAACTCCCATCCTCTTGTATTGAGCCCAATGTACCAACTCATGTCTTAACATTTCTTCATTAGAACGATATTTTGACTCGATAAAAATACCGAATGGAGGTATTGTGGCCGCCATTTGTTTACCAGGAATATCAAACGGTATGTAATACAATTTGTCTTTTTTCAAGATTGAAAATATTATAAATGAACTTATAAATCCCAAGATTATTAGTGTTTTTTTCATTTTATTTATTTTAAAAAAACAAAGATAAGTTAAAATCAATCCCAAAAAAAAATAAATTTACATAAACTTATTAACAATTATAGGTATGTTAAATATTTATATAAAAACCCCAAAATGTTAAAAAAATTACTAATATCCGAAGAAGAACAAAGTAGAATTTTGAATTTACACAAAGAAGCCATTTCAAAATCAAAAAATAAAATTAGATTAGATGAAGGTTTTTCCCAAACTGTGTATGACGTACAAAAAAAACTTAAACCTAAATATGGTAGTTTATTGGGTAGGAGTGGAAAAAATTTAGACGGAGTTGACGGGATTTTTGGGGGAAAAACAATAACCGCTTTAAAAAAATATCAAAAAGATAATAACTTACCAATTACAGGTAAAATAGATACAAAAACTGTAATGAGTATGGGTATTAAGTCTTTACAAAAAAAATCTGAGGAAAAAAATAAAGTGTCGGGAACAGAGAGTTGTGTTGCGGTTGATAATACACTTTGTAATAAAATTTCAGATAAAAATGAGTCCACAATTGGTAATGGCGGTGGTGAAGGATGTTCTGAATATGTTAGAAAAATGACGGGTAACTATCTTGGAAATGCGTGGCAAGCTTTTGTTAACGCAAAAACTAAAGGGTCAGTTTTATATAATATGTTCACCGACGGTTCGATTAATTGGGACAATATTAGAAACTCAAAATTTGTAAACTCGGACTCTTGTTCTTGTTTTGAGCTAGAAGGTGAGGGTAAAGATAAAAGTTGTAAAAATGGTAGTAAAATTTCATCAACCATTTCTAGTTTTTATCCATCCAAATCAAACGTAAATCTTTCATCTTTAAAGGTTGGGGATATTGTTGGTATGTACTATGGTAACTCAGGTAATAAAGGAAAAGCATTTTGTGAAAGAGCTGTCCAAAATAGACAATTAGACAAAACCGGTATTTATCAAGACAAAACACCATTTACTTTTAATACACACGTTGGTTATGTAGGTGCAATTAAAAACGGAATTCCGATTATTTTTCATAGTGTCCATGGGGAAAGATTAGCAACTCCAGGAACTAAATTACTGAGTAAAGATGGAGAAGCTATGATTACTTGGGTTGTATCAATGGGTGGTAAAAATGAAAAAAAGGTAGACTTTTTATCTAACGAAGGTCCTAAATGGTGGGAAGTTTCTAAATAAAAATAATTCAATATTCCAAATAATCAAAATGGGGGAGTTTCCTCCCCCATTTTGATTAGATGAATGTTTCGGCAAGTTCCCACAACTTTTGGTTAATCATGGTGTCCATGTTCAGTGAAGTGATTGGTTTCACTGTACGCTTGTTGCGACCTTGCTCTTTAACAAATCCCCCACGAATCAACTTCTCTTGGACTACATTGAAGGTATTCCACAAAGTGCTTTCGAAGTCATCAACACGGAGTGGATTAACAATTGACTCGAGAGTCAGTGTTGAGATGTCCTCTGTGTTCTTCCAACGTACTCCGATAGCTTTGGTTGTGAAGTCAATCTTTTCATCCATTGACATTTCCTTCTCCATCATACGATTTACTGAACGCTCAATCACAGGGCTAATCTCAAGAAACTTCTCTGTGATTTGATAAACTTCATCCATTTGGATATTCATGTGTCGTTGGTTGATACTAACCAATTCTTGCATTGGAACCACAAGACCGTTTGAACATACAAGTCGGTATAGACCTGCCCCAACTTGGAGTTTGGTACGTCCATCGTGAGAGTTG